AAAAAGAAGAACAGGGGGAACCCATTATACAAGACTGTTAGAGTATCTAAAAAAACACAAAACAATAACAAGTCTACAAGCAATAAGAGACCTAGGAAACACTAGGCTATCAGCAACTATATTTGAATTAAGAAAAGATGGATATGCTATTAATAGCACAGATATACCTGTGCCTAATAGATGGGGAACAAAAACTATGGTTGCACAATATGAGTTAATACCATACACAACTATACCAACACAACAGGAAGATGGCTCTACTAAACATGTAGATTATTATAGTGCTGATGAAATTAATAGTGGTATGGATACGTGGTTAAGTAAAATTTTAAGTAAATAATTATGGCAAAGAAAAAAACACAGAAACTAATTACCCCATTGGTTGACAATGAAATAACAGATAAAAATTATTATGATGACCACATGTACATTTCTAATAGTACGTTAAAGCTGTTTATGGATAATCCACCCAGAAAGTTTCAACATTTAATAAGCAATCCACCAAAGCCTTCATCGGCAATGAAGTTTGGTACAGCTTTTCATATGTTGGCATTGGAGGGTATGGATACATTTTTAAAACATTATGCTATAGAGCCAGATGGTGTTGATAAAAGAACTACGCTTGGTAAGGCTACTTGGGAAAAGTTTTTAGAACAATCTCAAGGTAGAGAACATTTGTCTCATAAGGATTATAAAATTATATCTACAATGGAAATGAACTTAAGGGAAAGTCAACACAGTTTATTGTTAAGCAGTTGTGATGAGTTTGAAAAAATATATTTATGGAAAAACAATAGGCACGGTATACTTTGTAAAGGAAAACTTGACGCTGTAAATACTAAAAAGAAATATATAGTTGATTTAAAAACTACTAGGAGCGCAGAACCTGTAGCTTTTATGGAGACTATTATAAATCAAAAGTATTTAATGCAGGCTGCTTTTTATTGTGATGCTTTGGGTTACAAAGATTATTATATATATGCAATAGAAAAATCAAAGCCATATTGTGTGGGGGTATATAAAGTGTCAGAACAATCTTTATCAACTGGAAGAGAGCTTTATAATATGGCTTTAAAAAAGTATAAAGAGTATGTAGATTCTGGTGAGCTTCCTATGGATTACAATAACAATTCAATATTTAATATATAGTGGAAATAGTATTTGTATATGGCACTTTGAGACAAGGCTATCACAACCATAGATTAATTATTGATTGCAAGTGTATAGACATTGGAAGAACTGTAAACAACTATGCTATGTATGCAAATGGAATTCCCTATGTGTCTGAGAATGAGAAGGTTTCTCAGATATATGGGGAGTTGTATTTGGTAAGTCAAAGAATTTTACTTACCTTAGATATGTTGGAAGGACACCCATCGTGGTATAAAAGGAAAAAGGTTCCTATAGAAACTATGAGCGGTAAGATATATAATGCGTGGTTATATTTCAACGAAACTAAAACAGATAATTTAATTGCTTCAGGCGATTATACTGAAAACAGATAATTGAAAAAGCACACAAAAATATATCTAAAACATTTTGGTTATGGTATAGATAGTTTTATACCATGTACTACATGCGGAAGTAGAGCTGTTGACATCCATCATATTGATGCAAGAAAGATGGGTGGCAGCAAGACCAAAGATTTTATAGAAAACCTAGCTGCACTCTGCAGACTGTGTCACGATAAGGCTGAATCTAGCAAAGAATTTAATGAACAAGTAAAACAAAAACATTTAAAATTATTATAACATGGGATACACTACAATTAGAGTACATGCTGAACAGTTGGCAGCTAAACTTGCACAAAGAAAAATAGAAAAGAAATGGAAAGCTTTAGGATTTTCTCCTTATGAAGAAACCTATCAAGAATATATAGGAGCTAAATATACAGAAGAAGCTGAAGCAGATTATCAAAAACATTATCATTATTTTTTAGACGTTATATCAGAAATGGCATTAACCTATGAAATGAAGATAGAAAAACAATTAAAAGAAGCATTTAATGATGAATAAATTAACAGACATCACACCGTATTCTGACCACAACGAATCGGTAGTAAGAGAAGATATGAATAAAGTTGTGGCTTTAGCTTGTAAGCTAGGGGATATTACTAAAGAAGAATTATTTAGTAAGAGTAGAAAAAGATTGATAGGCGATGTAAGAATATGTGTAGCTAATTTATTAAGAAGAGTGTTTGGGTTAAACAAAAGTGAAACAGGTAGATTTCTTAATAGAGACCATGCGTCTGTAATACATTATGAGAGTCAACATGAATGGATGATGAAACTTAATTATTATAGAAAAATTTATGACGCATGTGTTCAGTTAGCTACTGACAGAACGTTTGATTCTGAAAAAGTTTTAGTTTCTCATTATGAAACTGTTAATAAATTAAAAAAAGAAAACTCTATATTAAGTAGAAGAGTTGCTGAGTTGACACAAGAATTAAAACAATTCAGTGCTATAAAAGAAAATATATTAAAATTGCAAAATTAATTTGTAATTCTTTTTTTATTTATTGTAAAGGGGATAGAATTTGGTGCACCATCTAATCATCCCCTTTTACTTTTGGATTGCTTTACGATGCGCGGTAGTTAAAATGGAACGTTGTAGAATAGTTCTGCTTGAAGACCATTGTGTTTAGACCATATAAACCCATGAGCTCTTTTTATATTTCCTATAAAACCTTTGTCGTCATGCCATTGGTCAGTAGCCGCCATACTTCCTAGATTTCTTACAGTGATACCACTTAGTTCACTAGTAGCCCCAATCTTTTTATGATGTACGCCATGCAAGTGCCCCCTATGCAACTCCACATAACGCACATCACTCCATATATCTCTGAACCTTTGAGGCAATATTTGTACAGCTTTTTCAGCTTTCATCTTATGTCCGTGGTCAAAGGCAATTAAATTATTTCCGTATTTAAAGCCTTTCATAAGCGGTCTAGTGTTATCTATTACAACACTCTCGTTATGCTCGTAGAACAGCTCTAATGCGTCCCCTAGATACATTATGCACTCTTCATCATGGTTTCCAGGCATAACAACTACATGGACAGGACATATACTAGATAGTTCATCAATTACCATAGTAATTAATTTTCTACCACGTTTATACATTTCAATATGATGGTCGCTATTAAACTGAGGAGTACCTTTAGTAGTCCTTGGAATAGGTTTATCACCATCAGTATTTAAGAAATCATTACCTACTACAAATAGAATTTGGTCAATAGTAAAACCTGATGCCCTTTTTAATAAATGCTCAATAGCCGCTACCAATCTTTCCTGAGCAATATCCATTGAATAATCATCACCTATTATACCTATCTTTCCTAAATGTAAATCATATGCGCCAATCTCTAGACAATGCGCGGTAGTGTCCTGCCCTTGCAGTTTTGTCTTAACCTTAGGCTTATATGTAGCCATATCCTTCAAGTCCTCAATCAAACCCTGCCTAGTAGTCTCTAAGTTTTTAAATGGGTCAACCCTTTTTAATTTAGCCTTACAACGATACATGGTAGTGGTAACAGGCTTTCTGTCACTGTCAAAACCTGTCTGTTCATACGTTCCTATATCATACCAATCAACCTCCCATTCACTATCATCTACACTAAATGCCTCAAGCAAGTCATCTAACGACTGTATTCTTGTACTATCTTCTGACACTATAAACTTGCCTTCAGGCCCCTCTTCCATGTGTAATCTTTCCTTTTTAGCACTTCTATTATTAGTATGACTTCCTCTTATTTGTCTAGCCAAACTTCTAACCTGTTCATAGTTTGTTCCAAACATTTTAGCGGTGTCTGCATATTTTGAATTTAATCTGTCAGGATTCTCTAACAGAAATTTCTTCATTTGGTCTACTTTTTTCATAATTTAACTGTATACATTATATTTTTTTTAGACACCCCTAGCTCTTCTACAATATTATTTATGTCAAATCCCATGCTCATATTACTAAAGCACTTAGAATCTGCAACAAATAATTTTGGATTTTTTAATATATGGTATTTAATATAAACTTCCATTGAGTCTACCTGAAGATATGTTCTGTTATCTTTTTCTGAATTTTCAAAAGTTTTTACATATGCTAATCTTGTATAACAATCTTTGCATATTTCTTCATCAGTATTTATATTGTTTGTAGTAATCAATGTTCCGTCAGGATAAATTATATCCCATGAGCCAGGGAGCTCTTTTACTTTTTCATCAAGTTCATGCTTATTTTTTGTAGCTTGTATAGAAGCTATAATAAGATATTTCATGTCGAACATGCCCAAATTTGGTTAAAATTTATTAAAAAACACAAAAAAAAACAGTATTTTATTAACAAATGCATGTTAAAATCTACTTTTTGCCCCTATTTCTAGCTCTATTACGTCTTTGTAGCTCTAAAACTAAAGAACCTGTTTGTGTATGAGACGCATCTTTACCATCACCTTTTCTGCTGTTTGGATTATTTTTATTAAACTTGTTCAGCTTTGCGCGGTATTTTTTTCTTGATGAAGATTTGTGGTAATTTGTATCATACTTTTTCTTTTTTGCCCTAGCTTTAGGATTTTTAGCATAATATTTTGCAGTTTTAGATTTACCCGTTCTTTTACCAGCTAATGAATTTCTTGCCATATTAATCGTATTGTATTAAACCTCCTTGCTCTTTTTTTCTTTTCTTTTTATATCGACCAACCCTACCCTTTTTTCTTTTTTCTTTTTTTGCCGCAGCCTTTTCTGCAGATGTAAGCTCTGACCATGTAGAGGGCGTTTTCTTTGATACACGTTTTGTAGGACGAAATGTGCTTTCACCACCACTATAATCTTTTTTGCCTGACGGAGTTCTCCAATCTTCTTTAAACCATCGTTTAAGAGCTAAACCTTTTTTTGTTTTACGTACAGCCATTAATCTTTTTGATACTTCATTAAACAACAAATTTTACCACCATGCGCCATTTTCTTTTTCTTTTTACCACCAGTTCCCCAATTCTTAGCACCTTTTTTTCTACATTTAGCCAATGCACCACTTGCATATGCAGAAGGCCAAACCTTATATCTACGTTTTACTTTATAATAACATGCATCTTTCTTTGCCATAACTAATCGTATTGTTCTCCAGCTTTTCTCATAGGAACTCTACAACCTGTATTACAATTCCATTTACGAAGAGATTTATTTATTCTTGAATTTGGGTCTCTTGCTGTTTTTGCGCTAGTAAGTCTTTTTTTCATACCTTTCATTCTAGCACAAAAAGATTTACGTCTTTTAGCAGCTTTACTTCCTTTTTTTAATTTAGAAGGCTTAGTGGTTACAGCTGTTTTAAGTTTAGAGCCAGGGTTTGCTCTTCTATAAGAAGCAACTCCTTTTTTATTTAAGCCACCACTAGGGTTTTTACCCTCTTTTCTTTGCCATGCTGGTGTTTTTGCCATAATTTATCTTCCTTGTCCCCTATAGGGTTTTTTGTAACTATTTTGTGACTTGCTAGCATTTTTGCTATGCACGCCTTTTCGTTTTTTACCCCCATTACTTCTGTATATAAAACTATTTAGCTTTGCCATTTCTAACCTTTTCTAACGAACGTCCTCCAAAATAAGAACCCACGATTGTTATTAGTACCATTGTTAATAAATCTGTCCACTTTTCTTCCACTTGAAACTCAAGAAATCCAGCGTCTATAAATATTAAAAGCATGGTACATACCATTACAAATATAAGCATTAATGGTCTAACGTTTTTTGAAAGCCAAGAATCACTGTTCATGTCAGCTTTCCACCTGTCAGTTATATTTTGCTCCATTTGAGCTTGATGACTGAGTATCAGCTCTTTAAGCTTTCTTTTAGCATCTAACCTTTCTTCGTCTGTGGTTATTACCTCATCTAATATTTCACCTGCATTACCTATCAGGTTTTTTACTATACCTTTTAACATACACAATTACCGTTAGTTATATCTTTATATGTGATTGTTACTTCCTGACCTATTTTTATAGCTTTAGCTATTTCAGGATATATTCTTTTATATGCTTGTGATGACTTACCTATAAAACCGTCCTTCTTGATTTTGTTGTTTTCTTGGGTGTCTCCCACAAGGAGGCAGCCAGCTGTATGCTCGTCAGTATTACCACAATGTATAAGTATATACTCAAAATTAGGCACATCAAGAACGTGAAGCATGCCAATATGAATGTCTTTAAAACGTTTTTTATATTTTTCATTATAGCCACCAACTGTTCTAAGGCCAAGCTTATAAGTCCCTTCAGGGATTCTAGTTTCTCCATATTTTTTTTCTTTTCTATATTCATCTTCTAAAGTGTAACACAAAAACTCTTTGTCAAAATCTCCATGAGATATATATAATAAACCACTTGTAGAGTCATTGCTATTAGACACTCGTATTACTTCTAATTTCATAATTGTTTTAATTTAGTTTTTAAGTTAAGGGATAATTGATTTTTTGTAGTTGATGAAATAGAAATCCAATCATCTGTAATGGTTGGTTTTTTTTCTTGTATTTCACAATATGACATTCCTGGATTTTTTTTACCAGTGTTTAAATCGTAAACGCCACTTATATGTGCGCTATTTTTTAAAACTATTTTTGCTTTAGACAAACTTAAGTTAATAGTAATTTCTGGCAATCCACTTAAATTATTATGAACTATATTTAATCCAGATGTTTTGTCAACTAAATATTTCATTTTACTCGTTTTCGTTATTTTTATTTACTACAAAATCTCCATATAACCAATAATTTGCTTTTACAGGAGTTAACACGTCTTCACTAAGATACGAATTATTTCCCCATGTAGTTGAAAAGTATGTCCCAGCTAATCTTATGTAGGATTCTTGAGATGTATCAAACTGCCTGTAACTTTCTTTTGGTTTTATATAAAATTGCAATTCTTGACCATCAGGTATGCCCATTTGTCCTAAAAATATTGTAGTTTGATTTGTGACAGTAGTGGGTTGTGACCAATCATAATTTTCAAAATCAGTTGGAAAGGGCACAGATGCGTCTATATCAAAAGTATCATATATAAATTCTGGGTCATCAGCCTTAGTTATTTTTACCGTGTATTCAAACAAATTATATTCAGGAGGTTCATTTATTGTAAGTTTCATCAAATCCATAGTCATGGCTGTTCCTGACACTCTCAATTCACCTTTTCTTTCTACAACCCTAGAAGGCTGACTTTGCGCATCAGTTCCTAAAAATTCTGTATAGTTTACCCTTCTAATACTTTTGCTTAAAAAAGTTATTCTTGGAGGAGCCATACCTCTTCCAGGAGGAACCCAATAAGCATAAACTTTTCCATATATTAATTGACCACTTCCATTAGGGTGTTCTGCGGGAATAAAAAGTCCTGACTCTGGGTCTGTTGGCCATTCAGCCATTATTTCTGGAGTCCAAAAAACATCAGTATATGAACAATTTTGTGCATTAATTTCTACATGCCCTCCACTAATCTTATTTATAAAAACTCCACCCGCTCTTAAACATATTTCTTCTGCTTGCCAATACGGGTTTGTTCCACCAAGCTCTGGAGGAGGTCCCCCTATAATTCTTGGCTTGTAAAACTCTCTGCTTTCAAACCAAAATTTCATTGGATTGCCATGCCACTCTGGGTTTTGCGGCAATATAGCAGTTATGTCCCTACTATTGTTAGAGCCTCCTCTAGTCTCAAATTCATTGTCTATGGGGCTTAAAGATAAATAACCTGCAAGACCCTGCCAATTAGAATTTATTTCACTATATGTCATTCCATAATATGAAGTAATTATTTCATTTTCTTCCGTATTCTGTGAGGTAGCCCCATGCCAAAATATTCGCTTAGTATTTAAAATTCTTGACCTTGGAATTAACCACGCACTAGATAACATATTTTGTTGATTAGCTACTTGTTCAATATAAGGAGTGTCGTCTAAAGCATTTACTCCATTCCAATTTTGATAATTAAGTGGTGTTTCTATATTAAAACCAGAACTTCCACCAGTACCATTTACAGGGCCGCTATTGTCATTATAAAGAGAAGACAATCCATTATTTGCGATAGGAATGCTCATATACAAACTTGCATTACGTATTTCTACAATACCTGTTTCTCCAGTTGATTCATTTAAATAATACATATCAAAAAGAATTGGAGGTAATTCAGTACCAAAACCATCACCCAACGCATTGTAAACTTTAAAAAGAGATTCTCCTTCATTAGGTAGCTGGTCTATTTGATATATTGGATAATGTTCTGGATTAATTTCTACGCCCCACAATGCAGCGCTGTAATTACCCCCCGTTGGAGCACCCATTGCAGCACCAAGAGCACCGTCCCACAACACTTCTGTTAAACGATTTATATCTATACCAAATCGACCATTCGTATGTTGCCACGTACTTTTAATCTCAATATTAAAATAAGGATTAAAGTAATCATATGTATCATATATATCGCTAGGTTGCCCACCTTGATTAGTACCAATAGGTAATTCATTTTCAAGTGACCCTCCATATCCATAATAATCCCAACTTGAATTTTCTGCAACATTTGTGTAGCCTTCACCCAATTCATCTCCAATATCTTCTAAAAAAAATTTAATTATACTACCTTCTGGAGGTACGTGCTCTATTCTATAAAGTGCGTCGTTAGAAAAAATTCCAGAATTGTCAGGGTTTGGAACTTCTGGAAAATTACCATTTACAACAACAGAAGTACCCATAGTCCAATAGTTTTTATTAATATTACCAGGATTAGTTCTCCCTATTAAAGGCTCATAGCCTGTAAATTTTAATACACTTTGTTGCATAGAGTTAACAATAGAAACCCTTTTACTTGCGTTTAAAAAAATCCAATTTTTTATTTCAGGAACAAAAGGTGGAGACATTGTTTTTAAATTTGCAAACCTATATTCAACCACAAATTTTCTATCACCAGCATTATCCCAATCTATATAATCCCAACCCGTGTCCATAACACTATCTAATGTGTTTGAATTTACTTGATTAGCACCTCCAAATGGGGTAACAAACCTAAAAAGAAATTCATAAGCTCCAGGTTGTCCAGCTACAGGGGTGGCGTCTGTAAGCACAGACCCATCAAAAGCAGGTTTAAAATTAAATTGATGAGCTCTAGCTATAGGTATAATTGTTGTTTCAGTGTCTTCATCATTTAAATTATAAACTTCAGTAAACATTCCAAGGCCATAAGGAGTAACATATGAAGAGCTGCCTGCTTGTGATTGTATTTGATTAAATTCATTAATTTCATATTCGCCATATATAGTATTAAATTCTGGTTTTACTGGAAAACCTGTTCCGTCGGGACGAGTAATTCTGCAAAATGCGTGTATTTGACCAGTCCCTATATTCGTTCCTTCTTGATAAAATCTAACATGTGCTGCCATTGCATTTAATATATAGCCAGATATATACACATCAAATTGTGGCGCATAGCTTTGGTTAAAAAAATCTTCAGTTACATTATTATAACCGTAACTAGAAGTTTGAAAATCAAGTCCATTATTTATGCCTATATCAAAAGCAGTTACTGGCGATTGTTCTTGTAAATATATTTGATTAGAAAAAACGGAGCTAACTTCGGTAATAGAATTTATTAAACTGTTAGACATGTTCCACCATAAGTCATAAATTGTTCCGTCTAATCCAGGTGTATTAGAAACAAAATCTACAATAGAATTAGGTATAGGGGGCAAACCCTGATTAGCAGGATTATAATAACCACCAGGAAAAGAGTACCCAAATGAGTCAGGGCTTGCAAAAGGTGTATAAACTGTAAGGTTATCATCTATAAGTCCAGTTGGTTCCCCCTGGTCATTTATTTGATTGTTTCCATACCAAGCCTGTTGCTCTTGTAATGTGTTTAAAATTGGAAAACCATTTTCATCTACAGACGGCTCTAAACTCCAAGTAGAAAAATCATACACTACTCCGTCGTATTCAAATATATATTCATTATATGTTGGTGTTTGTTCATATGCATCTTCTATAGGCACGCCCCAATATGTGACATCGCCACCTCCCGACAATACAAATCCAGGTAAATCAGCTTCATTAGTGTAGTTTAAATAGTTCCATAAAGTACTTTCAAGACCTAAATATGGAATTAAATTCCAACCAGGTGTATTTGTGTTTACAGGAAGATTTTGATGCTCTGGGCTTATTGGAAATTCATTTCCTAACTGTTCAAGCATAACATTGGTTGGTTCCTCTATCCCTATAGCGTCTGTAGGAATATGACCTAGCTCAGGATATGTGTTAAACATATCTACAAAATAAGATGTTTTAGGAAATATTAAATAGTCTTCATTCCAATCAACTAAAGATTGTGGGCTATAAAAGGGTAGCCATGCATCTGTTATTTCAGCACCTTCTGCAAAAATAGCGCTATAATTAGAAACATATGGAACATTAATATTGCCAGTGCCTCCAGTTTGATAATACGACCACCAAGGAAAAGCGTCTGGATATTCTAAAGAAGCGCCTCCAAACATTACAGTAAAATAGTCTGACACCCCCATTGGTGGTGGAGAAAGTAAAGTGTCTAAGTCATCTAAAGACTCTATTGGGGCGTACGGTAAACCCACTTTTTCAGGCTTAATTCTTCTCCAGTCATTTAAACCTTGCGTGTAATTTCCTGGAGGAGAACCTCCAATACTATTAAACTCTATATATTCTTCAAAAGTAGGAAAACCAAAATAACCAGGAGCTACTAAATTTGTAGCCACCAAATTATTAGCGCTAGGACCATTACCATAAGGAAAAATACCCCACGATAAAAATGTTTGCTCTGGGTTAAGTCCTGAAAAATACATTTGAAAAGAAAATACTGTATTACTGTCAAATTCTGCATTTATAGGGTAATACAAAAGGTCTCCTGGAACATAGTTGGCAGACAATTCTAAAGATTGTTCATAAAAATAATTAAACGTTGCATACATAAATGATGACGTAGCAGCACTCATAGTTGAAAATCCAGTATAAGAAAAATCTTGGCTGTTAAGTCCAAAGCCTGGACTTGATATGTCTTCAGATAACATTTCGTCAACAGTATCAACAAATGGCAAAAGATTAATAACAGTGTCTGGCATATCTATTGTTGCAAAATCTATAGTTGTTAGTCCTGTATCTATATCAAAATATTGACTTAGGTTAAATAATTCTTCTGCACTAAACACCGTACCAATTTCAGAGTTTTCAGGGTCTATATTTACATATTGAGAAAAATTAAATGGATAATTGCCTGTGTGAAAAGTATAAGAATCGCCATCAATATTAGTCCAAGAGCTAGCATTTGGAAAAATTTCTGTAGCAGGTGGTGGTATATTTGTAACTGAACATTGAGAATTGTATCTAACGGGTATAGGAACCACTGACCATTTATACAAATATTGTCTTTCATCAAATATACATTTAACTATATTTTTTCTGTGTATAATAGTTTTTAAAACAAGCTCTTCCATTCCATTTTGATATGTTAGCTTGTTGTTGCTCCAAACATCATTATTATCTAGGTAGTCATTATTTATATATGGAAAATCTATTAAAGGCTGGCTATAATATAAATTAGAACCAGACTCTTGATTTGCTTGTAAAAGTTTCCATTCTGGTATAAAACATGGATAAAGTCCTTCGTCTCCTACAACATGAAACCATTCGTCGTAATAACCATTTTGTAAAATATTAGAATCTGTTTCATAAGGATTAGTCCATAAATCAGTTAATTCATCACTCATCCAACCAACTCTTAAATGCCAATTTGGAATGATGTTTTCCATTAAATCTTCTAAGTTAACGCCAACATCATTAGGATTATATGTAAACAAAATATAGCTATATGTTCCAACTATTGGATAAAACGACTCTTCTCCACCTAAAGTGTTTACTGTAATTTTACCTTCTTCAACTAAAGTTTTAAAGGGTATAGCTGCGCCAGAAGATGTGGGCATTATTGTACCCACAGGGTTAGACACGTTTTTAAAAGCTGCAAAAAACGCCACATGGCCCTCTGGAAAAGAATAGTCAGAGCCATCTTCATTTCTAACATTTAAAACAAATTCAAATCTATTGCCCCTTAATGTTTTTATTTTAACGTTTTTTGCCCAATATGTAGATATATTTTCAGGCATAATTTTTTATTTTATCCTTCTATTATAGGAAAAAATCCTTGCTCAGCAGCAGGAACACCTCCTAGGTTACTTGAAGGGTTGTCATCAATAACAATAAAGTCGCCAAACAACCAGTGAGTTAATTGGTCATTAGTTTCTGTAGAGTCAACTTTTTGTGTAAAAATATTGTATCTATATATACCAGGGGCAGGCCAGAAACCATTATTGTTTGTTGACGTAATTGTTATTTTTCCATCTTCTACAACAGTATCAAATGTTATAGGTTCAGGCGCAATATTTTCTAAAGTACCGCCTTGATAAGCAGCATATATATTTTGCATTTGATTACCAGAAGGAGTTATAACTTGAAAATAACCATTATCTACTTCGGTGGAAGAGTTTGTAAAATCATAATTAGCACCACTACTTGTTTTAACATTAATCACTAATTGAAAATGATTACCTCTTAAAGCTTTTATTGTTACTTTTTGTGCTGAATATGCTAATAACTCTTGTAATGCCATTATTGAAATTTATTTAATATTATTGTATCTACAGAGTGTTGTATTGTTTTTTTGTCAGCATCTAATTGAAACATTATATTAGGTCCAAACCTTTCTCTTTCCTCTCCGTTTTCAAAAACTAAAACAGTTGGTATTGCAGATACATTATATTTGTTTTGTATCTTATTGCACTTGCCTATATCTACCCTATACTTTTCACACTCTTTTAATTTGTTTAATTCTGCAAATTGATTAGAGGCGTTCCATTCTACCCAAAACTCCACTACAACAACATCTTTTGCTATTGTTTTGTTAAAGTTGTCAGAACTTACAAAGTCCTGTCCAAAAGCGCTACCTACTATAAAAAATAAAACACCCAATAAAATTAATATATGATTAGCTATATTCATTGCATGTCATCTATTTTGTCTCTAAGATACTTAATGTCTTCTTTAATTTCTTTCACATCTTCTTGTGTTGTCATAATAGTTGCACGTATCATTTTGTCTTTCATATCAAATTCCATTTTGGTAACTTCTGGTTTAGGTGGGATTGGAAGTTCTTTTGCCTCAGCTATGTCGGCTTGTAGTGTAAACCACATACCTACAAAAGCAAAAATTAAAACTGCTAAGCCTCCTAATGATTTTAGGCTTACTTCAAATTTAGAATCTTCTGATATTTCTTTCATTTTTTTGCGAATTTTTCAACTCCACTAATTCCAAAACATCCAAGAACTACCCACACAAAGGAGTCATATACAAACTTATTAATAACTAGGTCTTTGCCCACCCACCCTGTTACTAAATCAGCTATCATAATTAAGACCATAATAGCAAAGGCAACAAATCCAATTATAGATTTTTCGTTCCAGTTATTATCGTCCTTAAATATATTCATCATTTCTTTTTCTTTCCACCCCAGTATTCAACAGCAAAACCCTCTTTTACTAAGGTGTCATTAACATTAATAGGCAGGTCTAAATCATCAGGATATACATGTAATACACCCAAAACTCTTCCAAACTTGCCAACGCTTTGACTTTCTACAACTAAATTGCCTTTATCTAAAAGCTCTACCAATCTATCTTTAGACGCTAGTCCACGCTTTTTTTCTTCTAAGTCTCTAGTCCTAGACTCTGGAGTGTCAATGCCTGCTAATCTAATTCTTTTTTTTATGGTTACATCAAACCCTAAATCTATATTAGCATCTATTGTGTCTCCGTCAATAACTCTTGCTACCTCTGCTTTGTAAGTATACATTAGTCGTATTGCTGAGTAAACATATCTCTTTTTACAGAGCCTCCTTTTTTATACTTATATTTCATCTTTCCACCGCCCATCATTTTTTTCTTTCCTTTTTTTACTCGCATTCCTTTCTTACCTAAAAGTTTACCTGCTAGCATTCCTACTGGTCCTAACATACCAGCACCTGCAGCACCTTTAACAGCGCCACCAATTTTGCCCATAATATCTTTAAAAGCCATAATTAATTTATTTTATATTTAATACTACCTCCTTCGATGTAAACACCTTCTGGTTTTCTTATTACTTGCCCTTGTAAATTATATAGTAAATTATTAGATGTTGATTTATCTAATATTTCTGCAAGCGAACTGTTACAAGGCAAACCAGTATCGCAATCTATATATTCTGTGTTTATTATTTCTATATACTCAGTAACAGTATCTATAACAAAAATTTCCACGTATTCAGTTTCTACTACGGTGTCATAAACAATTACATCCACATACTCTACAACATCTACAAACAATGTGTCTAACACATCTTCATAAACATACACCGTGTCTGTAACATATATATATTCAGGAACAAACGTTTCAATTTGCACTGTGTCAATTACTATATTAGTAATATACTCTGTTTCTACAATAGTATCAAAAATAAATTCTGTTTCATATATGTATATTGGTATATCAACAAATATAGTGTCACACTCTTCTAAAATAGGAGGTAAACAATCTAATGGTGATGTTGGTTCTGCGTTATCTTCATCAGCTCCATCAACACAATCGTCCCACCCGTCATTAAGATAAAACAAGTTTCCTTGACCATTAGGAACACAGCCATTAGGAGAATACTGAGTCCAATTAGCTGGGTCGTCCCCACAATAAAATCCATTTTGAGCTGCACAGTCTAAGCACAACTGTTGAAAGTCGTAACCTTGACCAAAAGCAAAAGAGGATATAGTAATTAATATAGATATTAGTTTCTTCATATTACAAAAATAAATAATTTATACCAACCTTAAATTCATAGACAGGTTTCATCCAATATCTTTGATGAACACCCTCCATAAAAAATCCCAAACTTTTAGTCAATCTAACCCCCATAACGAGACCAGCGTCCCATTCTATTACGGCTGGTATAGGGTCGTCCTCCCACTGGGGTAGCGTGTAGTCAAAACTGTAATCGTCAAGGCCTACGTGGTAAGGAAGAATATTCATCCAGCCGTGTAACCACCATTCTGGAGTCCACTTGTAATATGCAACTCCTAGTGTTACTGATAATTCTTTTTGTAATCCTAGTTTTTCTAGTTCACTATCATTAAAATCGTCTATCGCATTACCAAAATGGTACTGCATAAACTCTCCTGTTGTGTGTGCTACCTGTACAGAGTCTCCACTGCTTATATCAAACCAATCATAATTTACATAATTACCCTGCATCCATTGTTCACTTACATAACCAAAGTCTTCAGCTATTGCTGTAAATGGTGTTACAGCTGGGTCCCAAAACTCATATATTGGCAAAAAACCGTATGCTGGGTGTATTCTAAATGCACCACCTATAGTAAAATCCCAATTTCCCACGTTTTTACGCCATTTAAGCTCAGATAACACATATTTTAAGTCTACCCTTTGATTGTCCACAAACTGTGCTTTAAAAACATACGAATCACTCAAATAACGTAAAAAGAAATCCTGATTTATGTATTGTTCTCCCCTATCTCGAACTAAAGATATATTTGCTAAATATTCAAACCCCTTAGCATTGCCTATAGGAGCCTTATTTGACATTGTAGACTCAGTTCCGTCATAAAAAGACTTAATTTTGCCTTCATAATCAAAACGAGCCACTTTTCTCCAGCCCAATGTTACATTATAGTCGTAAGCATGCACTTCTGTAATATCTAATAACTCTTTGTTTTCTATTTTAAACATGCCATCCTCTAGAGTAGAAGAACCCATTGTAGAAGAGGCATAAAAAGTAGAATACTTAAAAAAATTTTGAGAACTACACATGGCAGTTAATAATACAAAAAATAATAATATCTTTTTCATCATACAAATATACAAATTTAAATTTTTACTGATATATACTGATATTTTCTTTGCAAATAATAATACATATTAGACCATCTGCGTTTAAAAAGTTTATTAAAAAACAAAACATCAACTATAGGGGGTCCTGCATGTTCGCTTTTAAAAATTAAAACTTCATATATTTTACCCTTAAAAGTTCCCTTTGAATGAAGAGTGCTTGCGCTTCCAAATCTTGATTGTCCACCTATAGTTATACTTGGATGATGTGAACTAGCAGAAGTAAATTGCAAAGTTATGTCATGACCTCCTTGTTTTCCTAAACCTGAAGGACCAGATACAGTTCCTCCTGGCACTCCACTTCTTGAATAAAAAGGACTAGGAAATAGTGAAGGATTGTGATTATATTCTCCAAATTGATGATGAGTTCCGTCTGCTTGCAAAGAAACATGCTTACTATCTGGTATATTATTATTGTAATTTTCATATGCATTAAATGCGTGATAATGAAAATTTGTATCATCTCCATCATCATATCTAACATATCTTGACTTTTCTCCAGAAGCTTGATTGCCGTCTATCATTTCTAAAACTGCTCTATAGCTTGCATCTGGGTCAAAACAAAAAGCCACATGTTGATTTGGAGTGTCAACAGTAAAATCATTAGATGTTAAAAACATAACGTCTTGTCGTGTTAAAACCGAAGGGTTTTCTCTTTGACACACAAAATACATGCAAAAACTATTCAAATCTAATTCTGTTGTAGAAAAATCTGTACCATTTACAGCTGCACCTACTTGTTTTGTTATTTCTAAAAATTGGTCTCCATCAAATGTAGCATAAGATGGGGTTCCGTCTCCTGGGTCAACAAAAACAGGACACTTAGAGGCGCTTCCTACTTGAGCAGCATATTTGCCAAGAGCTTTTTCTCCTGCGCTTGCCATGCCCGCATTAGAACCAGAAGTTTCATAAGACTTATTGTGTGCAATTTGTATTCCCTGACCATTTGTAGGAGCAGAAACACCACCAGAATTAACGCTTCTTAAAGAAGTTGCGTCTGTAAAGTCTATCCATAATAACAAATCAGGATTTGTAGCTCTATCTTCTGTTACATATTGAGCTTCTATTTCTAAAGGGTTTAAAAACCTTCTGCCGCGATTATAATTAACACGCGTAATCATATAATTTTAGGAATTAAATAAGCAACTGCTCTTACATAAGCACCTAATTTAACAAAATTCCATCTACCATACAATATAACGCCCTCTACTATATTATCTCCTGCTACAAAAGGTCCAGCATCATGATTTGCATCATCAGCGTCTAAAGAGTCTTCTATTAAGGCTGTAGTTTGTGCAGTTATGGCTGGAAAAACTAATGCTCTTTTTGAGCCTGCTACATCTGGAGATTGTGTTGTTAAATTTACTATAGCACCAGAACTATCTTTTAATTTTAATGTTCTATTGTAATCATTTTTTTCTACAACAGTATAAACCCTATTTGCTGTAGTTGGATGAAAGTTAGAACCATCTATTACACAAGATGTTAACCCTAATGACGAATCTGACTGTCCTCTTGCAAAATAATTACATGTATGACCTGGTCTTATAAACTTCCAATCTAAACTATTGTTAATTTGAATAGTGTCATCTGTAGAATTTATATTTTCTCCATTAAATTGCAAAACCATAGAGCCACCAGAATGTGTCCCCCAATATAAAGGATTTATGTCATTTGCCACTAAATATTGAAATGAGTTATCTGTAGATGAAGATTCTCTATTGCTTAATATATGTATTGCTCCTATAAGATATTTGCTAGAACCAATTAAAGATAATTGTTCAGCAGAATCTAATGTCACCGACCCATATTGACCCAGCGAAAACTTGGATAGGTCATCTATGTTCATAAATTAAAATGTTTGAGCAGTAGCTGCTTTTAAATATATAATAGCTGAACCATTACCAGTAACAGATATTTTTTTCCATCTTCCTTCAAACAATGTTCCCGAAGGCAAGTCTAAAGAAGGAGAAAGGGTATCTCCTATTTCTGCTCCAGCACCAAATCTTGTTACGTGGTCATCAAAAGCAGGCCAAGAGCCGCCATTGGGAGCAAGTGTTCCAAAATAAGCTGTTGAACAAGGTATTAATACATCAATTTCAACATCACTTTCATTACCTCCAGCAGTAGCAGTAGAACCTAAAGGCATAATACCTACTATTTCAAACTTAGGAGCTAATTCTAAAGTATCATCATCTACTAGTGAATGTTTTATTCCATTTACAAATGTAACAGAATTAGTTGCAGAAGATGCTACAGTACCCAAAGCCTCACCTGTTAGTCCACTTATCACTTTATCACCAGCAGAAAAACCTGTTGCGTCCGTACCGTTTACAACAACTGTTTTTGTTCCAGCATTATGCGCTCCATTAACATCTATTCCCACAACAGCAGCAACACCCCTAAGGTCCAGTGTGCCGTTAGGAGCTAAAATTAACGAAGCATCGTATAAACTTGTTTTATGTATAGGCATATCTTATAGTTTTATGGTCTTCCTCCTCCTTTTGGTCCTTTTCCTTTTTTTGGTGGTGGCGCTGCTTTTTTAGGAGAACCTTTTGGCACCATAACCTTAATATTTTTACTTTTAGTAAGTTTTTTACTTTTATATTTTGACTTAGGTCTAGCTTTTTTGGGGCTAGCCTTTTTTGATGAACCACTAGAAGATGCTACTCTTGAGCCTCCTGTTTGATTTACACCTATTTGGTCTAATAAACTTCCCATAATTATATTATTTAATGTGTTGTATCTTCAAAAATGTGAAGAAATTCATATTCTTGTGACGCATTACTTGCATGCGTTACTTTAAAATCATTGTCTGCTTGATACGGTATTAAAGCTGCCCCTCCTGGAGGCACATTACCTACTACCGTTGAGCCTAGTGTAACTAAAAGTTCTTCACCTGCTACTGCAGATAAATTTTTAAGAAACACATATCCATTTTTTGTGCTTGTAACATTAGCAGCAGTAATAATGGTAGTTATTGCTGTTTGCCCATTTGTTATTCTTTGAACTCCACTAGCAACATCTAAATTATCAGTTAAGGAACCTCTCTTTCTCATTGTAAAATTACAATATACATTAATAGGAGAACTAGATATGGTAGAACTTTTTACACCGATATTTGCTGTTACTACTGGATTTGTTGGATTAAAAGCCATTTTTTTCTTTTTTAATTATTATAATTCTTGTCCTGGTATATATCCTGCATCTGCTCCTTCATATATTATCATATATTCTAATGGATGAGTGTCATCTGTACCCAAAACAGTTATGTCACATCCGTCGTGCAATGTAACAGGTAAAAATAAAAAATCACCCTCAAATAATTCACATAACAAATTTTGGTCTTTATCTGTTTCGTATACTTCAAATTTTCTAGTACCTTTAGTTGTTGTGTTTGGGTTTTTTATATACAAATACCCCCTACCCCTAGTAGTAGCTGCACTTGCAGCGCTAAACGACGATGTGTCAAACACTAAAATACCAGCACCACTATTATTTGTTCCTAAAACTCTTTTAAGACCAGTGCTTTTTTTACAACCTGCTCCATGAGTTATGTCATGCAAAGACATTCTTGCTGAAACGCCCACATCAGAAGATGTGTATCCAGCTGTGTTTATATTTAATGAAACTGTTCCTGTTGGAGTAGTTGAATATGCCATTTTATTTATTTTTATAGATTATACAAATATACAAATTATTATTTATCCTTATTTTCAAAAGCAACTTCTCTTAAGAACCTAGGTAATAGCTTAATAAAACTACCTTTTGCTTTAGGGTCACCTTTTTCAAAATATTTAGTTTTTCTTTGGTATTTAGCATTGCTAAAAAAGTTAGCAAAACCTTCTGTTATATTTTTTCCTGTTTGAAACATAGGCGGTGCAGCCATATAGTGTAAACGTTTTACATTAGATATTAAAAATATATCTGACAATAATTGTTCTAGTTTAGATTTAACAAAACTATCGTCTTCATCTTCTTCGCCCCACCCTCCTAGTGCTAACAGCGCTAACACTACTAAGGAAGCCTTGCCGCCTCTTATCATACGTTGTATTGCTTCTTGTCTATGCTTAGGTAAGTCTTGATATTCGGGGGAATTTTTGCCCCATTTTCTTATATCTACTACACCAGCCACGCCATCTTCTTGCCATATGTCTTTTAAAAACTGCCAAGACGCAGTTAAAGAACCTATTTCAGAACCTCCAAACCTGTTAATTCTTTCATTACCCAATCTGTCCATAACAAATGTGGGAAACCATCTTTTAAACTGTAAAGCTCCCTCTAGTATGTAATAGTTTTGTATAAGCCTTTGGTCAGTATTTGTATACCCTCTACCTTGCACCTTGTATACATTATACTTCATTTCAGATGCCCTTTGTTTTATACCCTCAAAAACCTCTTCATTTGTTTTGTCTTTTTGTATAGAGTTTTGTCCTTTTTTTATTTTAAGAACACCATTTTCCATTTCAAAAGAATCAAACTCTGCATCTGTTAGTTGTGAAGCAAAAGCAGTTCTTTGTATGTATGACTCAGAGGCAGTCATAAACCAAAACATAACACTTCCTATTGGTCCATCAAAAAACCCATCTGTAGTCATAGCTGTAGGATTAGTTAACAGTCCAAAGTAATCTGATATACCAAAAACCTTATTATTTTTTCCAGCTTTAGAACGATACATTTCTCCCCACCATCTTTTTTCACCTCTTCTCATAGATAAAGAACCAGACCTTCTGTATTCGTTTATTTTACCTACAGCAATATTAGATACACCAACTGCTGGTGCAAGTGCTAGTCCTATAAACATGGTCCATTTAATTAATCCTGTAGCTATTTTATCTGCCCAATGTTTTTTTCCATATTGATTTATAATAGACTTTTTACTTTTACCCATTAAATATCTATCTTTCCACAGTTCTTGTACCCACTTTTGTGCTTGTGGATTACCCTTAAAACTATTATAAGAAATAACACCATCTATAATAGGTGCTAATGACATTGCGCCTGTGTATGAATAACCTTTTTGAGTTTCTAGTCCATGTGAAAACAAATTCTTTTCTACATAGTCATTTAAATTTTGGTGTATATCAAATGACGCAGAAAACTCTGACCTACTTGAACGTCCTGATAAATATCTATTAAAACTTTTACCTTGTGAAAAGTCCTCTACTTTTTCTGCTCTTACAGCTTTTCCGTTACGAACTTTTCTTTCTGCTTGATTTTGCAAAGACTTTAATTCTTGTTTTCTACGATAATCACTAAGAGAAATGCCTTCATCCATTTGTGATATCTTATATTTATTAATAAACCAAGCTAAAGGTTTAGTTACCTCTTCATTTCTTAACAAAGGGTGCTTGCCTGTTACTACAACATCTTTTAATGTAGAGTCATAGTTGAATGCAATAAAGGTTGCAGTCATATTTCTAGCGGCCATTGTTTCTAAAAATCCACCAGAACGATTAGGTATATATAATTTTGTTCTTGAATGCTGAAGTATAGGCATACCATCCATTCCCTTTTTTTGTGACATATGGTTTTGGAACATAGATGTTTTTTCAATAAACATTTTATAATAGTTTTGTTCAGCCTGACTTAACCCAGCCTTTTTCATTCTAAACACACTAGGTTTTCCGTGAACATCTAAATAGTCTTTTAGCTCTAATACTCTGTAATAATGCCCATTTTCATCAACTCTTTCAGCTTCATAAACTAAATTTTTATATATATGCCTGTTCATTATTTTTAAATGTCTTACACCAGGTAAAACTTTATAAGCCCAAGATTTAAGCCACCAAGGAATAAGACCATTTTTAAACCTATCTTTCATTAATTCATCGTGAGCCTTGTTAGTTTCGTTTTGTATTTTATTTAAATCTCTTCGATAAAGCATTTCAGATTCTTCTATCTGTTTTATCATTTCTCCAACCTCTGTCATTTCTGCAGTAGTAATATCAGGGTCCATATATAATCTACCCCAATTAACATCTTTTAAATTTTTACTTCCAGAAGATATTTTTTTCTTAATAGATTCATATTCTTTTATCTTTTCTTTTGACAGTTTGTTAAGCTTAATAATATTATCTAAACCTTTAATTGCAGCTTTAGCAGCTAAAATTTTAACCATAGTATTGTAAAGATTTCTTCTTGCTACTTCGTCTAATGGGTAAATTTCTGTTTCTATTATTTTGCTAATATTTTCAGAACTATATTGGTCTTCTAAGTGTGTAACACCATTTTCATCTTTCTTTAAATACTTCTCTTGTAAGATTTCTACTTCGTTCAAATCATTCAAATACTTATTGTATTCTTTGATATATTTTTTTCTTTTACTACGACTTAAGTTCTCATCAAACTCACCTCTTAACTTTAAATAGTCATCAAAAGATAAAGATGTAGATTCATTAAACATTTCTTCCTCTTCTACTAACATATACATTTTTGTAGAGCCAAATCTACCATCGTTATCTACTATGTCTTTACCATCTTGAGTTTTTCCTAAAGAATTATGTCTGCTTGTACTAGAAACTTTTTCATCAACAAGCATATACATTTTACCCTTGGTTCTACTATCTCTTGATGCTGGTTGTTTGGAGGGTATAGTTTTGTTTCTTTTAAAACTGTTTAACACTGGTGTTAATACCATAAATGATTTGTCTCCATCTAATACAGGCTCTTGTGATGTTCTATACAGAACGGCCGTTCTAACCTCATTAGATGTGTCTAATGTAAGCTTTACTATTGAACCGTAAGGTATGCCTTTTGTTTGTTCTGCCTCTATCTTAATATTATTGTTGTCTAATGTAACGCCCTGTTGCAGTCCATTCCAATACCCTGGAGCCACCTGTGTTTCTTTTTTCCATTTTTTAATACGATTAGTTACATCTATTATAGAACCCTTATTATTTACAATAAGGTCATCATGCATCATTTCTATAGAAGCATTAGATAAAGCACCCTCTTTTATATCTTTTTGAGAATCTAACACCTGTCTTTGTGTTTCTTTTATAACAGATTCTTTCATTTCTCCATGCAAATAAGGAAATAAAGTATTGGGCCCACCATGATTATTGTTAACTAAGTCATATAAATACATAAACTCTTGGTATTCTGCAGGCATACTTTCAAACATTTCTTTAACTACAGATATTGGAGTGCTTTTTAATTTGTCAATTCTGGGTTTCATTATAAACTCTTCTCTTGACTTATGTTCTAAGTTAGGAAGATATAATTCGCTAGCTACACCATCTTGTTTAAAAGATAATTGCTGAAAACCCTTAGGCTCTCCTACTACATAGCCTCCTCTATTTTCTTTACTAACAGTTTCAAACTCTATAAATTCTGATAAGTATTCAAAGTTTTCTGCACCTTTTATATCTTTTAGATGAGCTATAGTTTTGTCAAAGGTTTTGTCTAATGGTATATCGTCTGAAACAACGCTATCCATAGCTATATCAAGTTCTTCTTTTGACATTACCTCGTCATTTATTTGTATTTCTGACTCTAAACCTGTAAGTATTTCTGTTGCGTTTATGTTTTTATAAACATCAGACTGCATAAGTCTAACACTTCTAAGTCTATTTTCTATATTTTCTATAGTTTGTATCTTTTGTCTTTTGGTTAACCCCATTTCAAAAGCAGATGTAAATAGTTTTTGCAAAGGAAACACTCTATTTATTACATTGTAAAAACCACCAGTGTATGCAGGGTCTATTTTTCTTTGGTTTTCTACAGCTTTAGTAAGTGTGTTAAAATTGTTTTGTAAAATTGGATTATTAAAAGTAATAGATTCTCTTAATTTGCTTAGGTCGTTGTCAAATATACTTTCTTTTAAGTCATTTAAAGTTACACCAGGAGATACAGAAACCATATTACTCACATCTACAAAAGATTTGTCTACACCCTCTTTTGTTTTTTTAGAACCCATAGATACATTTAATATAGAGTCTATCATTTCTACCCCCTCCGCTGTAGTGGTAGGCATTCTAGAGTCTAAACTAGCTAATTGTCTTAAAGCATCTAATTGATTCATAGACGGCAAGTCATTTGTTTTTATTAATAATAAAGCTAATTGCTTATTAACTTTATCATTGTTACTGTAAAAGTTATTATTAATATTCAAGTCTACAGTTTCTTTTAATGCATTAGCTCTGTTTTTACTAAATTCTTTTTTAGGACCAAGATATCGTAAAGCTTGATTAGTTATGCTGTCATTATATAATCTAGCATCACTAACTAGTTTTTTTATAAACGGATGATTAATAATTTTAATAGCCGTATCTAAGCCCACACCTCTTGATACTAGCTCAGAAGCTGTGTTGTATGTGTGTTCATTCAAATTAACACTAGTAGCAAACCCTTTGTTAGCATCATCTAAAAACATATTTAACATATACGCTAAATCAATCCAAGAATTACCCTTGTCTTTATACATGTTGTCTACATATTTACCATCAATTATAGTGTTTAAGTCAATACCTATTGCTTCGCCAGAACTTAATATTTTGTGACCATTATTAAATACTGCTGCAACACCTATCATATCTTGGCTACCCCTATTAGATATATACATGTTTCTGTTTCCTAATATACTTAGGTCATCTATAGTTTCAGCAGGAACTTCTTTAGACAGGTCTTTTATTTCAGAAAGTCTATCTTGCATATATCCATCTAACTCATTTATTCCCTTTTGAGTGTATAGCATATTTTCAGGCAACATTAAAAAGTCTTTTAACTTGTCAAAAGCCTCATTATATAATTGTTGCGATTTAGTTAATTTAGTTTTAGGATGTTTTCCTATAATATGCAAAGAGTCACCATCTAAGTCAGAGCCCAGTATACTAGAGGTTTCAGCCGATATAGCTGCCATAGTTCCCATGTTCTCTGTTATCTGAACAACTTTACATACAACACCATCACCCAACTTAGAAGTTGGTATTCTTTGTACTATAACCTCACTGCCTATTTCTAAATTTAATGACGCTGCTACAGAACTATCTAAAACTATTTCTGCTGGGCTAGTAATTACACCATCCTCTATTATATAATGATTTAAACCATCTCCCACAATACCAGCTCTATCTACCCTAATACCAAAATCAGTAGATTGTATACCTAAACCACCTGGGCCTCTAAATTTTGTAGCAGATTTAACTATGTTTTTAGCTATAATGTTTTTGATTACACTTAATGTTCCGCTGTCTAAACTTCCTTGTTGTAAAAGATTTACTACAGATGGTCCAAATACAGATTTATCTGCTTTATCAAACACTCTGTACAATATAGAGTTTAATTTTTCTTTTGATATTTGTTTTTCTGTAGTGCCAAAATTAGAAAAAACATTGTCCGCCTCTCCTTTAAAAGAATCAATAAGAGACTGCATAACATCATCTGCTTGTTTTACTATTTCAGGATTACTGTATAACATATGTGTTAATTGTTTAGACAAAGTTCCTTTATTATCTTTAGAAACTTTATCCAATTCTGTTTGCACGCCTATATATGAACCATCTAAACCGTGAACTGTAGACTCTCCAGTGTTATCAGTAAATAAATCATCTTGATGTTTGTTAAAAGTGTTGTTATTTAACATTTGTTCTAATGCGTCTACACTGCTTTGCCCTTCCTTACCCTCAATAAGCGTGTCAAATATACCATTAGCATTTTCTCCTAACACTTTAATAGAAGACTCAAACATAATCATAGGTATAACCTCTTTGTTAGTTCCTCTAGTGGCTTCTTTTCTAGCTTCTAAGGCACGTTTAAGTGGTGCAAACTTAGGATTGTCTGCAACAAATTGGTCTGTTAATACAAATGTATTTGTTTTACCATAGAAAGGATGTCTTTTACCTACTTTATTTTCAAATGTCTTGTTGTCATAATTTTGTCCATTGTAAACAAATTTAAAATGACTACCTACTGGTCTAGCCTTTCCATATCTTTCGTTTATAACTTGACCGTCTGACTCTAAACAAAACGTACAAGCATCTACAGCATTTACTTGCACAGTTTTACCATTAACAACTATATCAGTCATTACATCTTTAAGCATTATAGGCTCTATTCTAAAATCAGAACCTAAAGCTACATGCATAGCTACAGAACCTACCGCTCTTTTCACATAGTCTTTTGTGTTTTTAAAATACTGTGCAGGACCAATTAATAAATCTTTGGCATAGTATTTGTTTATAAAGTAATTTAGAGCTATTTGTTCTATTTGTTCTTTTGATACAAATTGTATAGATTGTGCACGACTTGTTTTTAAATAAGTGTTTAGGTCATTAACATATTCTTGTGCTTTCTTTGAACTTAATTTGTTTGCTATGTCTCTTGCCTCTGTTAAAGAATAAAGGTTTGCATTGTTAAGATGCAGCTCTAATCTCTTATCTCCAAATATAGATATCGATTGACTATATGTTTTACTGTTATTGTTTATTGCTTCTTGTATTAAGCTAATGTGCATATCAGTCATTTCATTGGCTGTTTGTCTACCAGAATCAAAACCTCTTATACGCTCACCTATCTTAGGAACTCTTTCTTTAATATTACCACCAATAATCTGTTTTATAACAGGAGCTTCTCCTGTCTTTATCATTCTTTCTATTATGGGGTTATCTCCAAACAAATCTTTTAATTTTGCTTTTCCTTCCTCAGTATTATTCATGTCAGCTATTTGTCTTATAGCTATATCTATTTGATGACTTTTTGATATATTAGCAGTCATTTCGCCACCTGGCATTTTTATCATAGAATCAAATTTAGCTTCTGCTTGAGCCTCAGTAATTGACTTAGCTATCGTTCCAAGAACTGGAACACCAAATGTATTACCTATTTTGTCACCAACTCTAATACCTTGAAAAACATTAACCCTACCATTAGATGTGCCGTCTTCTTTATAGTATTGTAATGATTTATTAAACAGTTTTTCTAATTGTTTTTTATTATTAGGGTGCATGAAATATCCTTGTGAAAACCTATATCTCATTTGCTCACCTCTAAACTTTTTTTGTTTTTCAGTTAAAAATTCTGGTCTGCCTAAAAAATTACCTAACCTTTTTTTAATTTCCGCAGGAGGTTGTTTGTCAGACATTTTCATTCTTGCAGTATTTTTTATTAAAGACTCTGCATTGTCTGCTATAATTTCATCTACAGCTTGTGTATCTATCAGGTCTATAGAACTTTCTATATCCTGACTAGCCTGTGACATATTTAAAACAAACTGGTCATAAATAAAGTCTGCTGCTAATTTTCTTTTTTGCCTTACATTTGTTGTAGACTCTAAAGTTTCTTGTAGTTTTACAAGTCTTGTTAAGTATTTTAAGAAAGGATTTGCTTTGGAGTTTGGTTGTATATTGGCAAAATTGTTTTCAAATATAGATTGTATTTCTTCTCCGTTAAAACTTTGTGCTTTATCAAAAGTTTTGCCATGTATTAATTGCGTTCCTTTGTATGGTTTTAGTGTAGTTTTACCATCTAAATCATTAAAATAAGTAAACCAACTAATTTTTTTATAAGAACTAACATCATGGTACAGTTCGTTAAAAACATTTTCTGAGTCCCAACCATTATTTTTATACAGCTGCTTTAAAAACATTCCATACTTAACTAATGTTTCTTGCATTAAGTTAAATCCAGTATCTTTGTTTTGTCTAAGCTTACCATCAATTAACACTTTAGAGTTCCACTTTTTAATTAAAGCGTTCATGTTGTCTGCAAACTCTTCTTTTGTAGACATTTCTTGTTTACCATGTATAGCTCTCCAAACATATTTTCTAACCAGTCTTTTTACATCTCTTTCTCCTTGTATGTTAGGTGTCATATTAGAAAAATCTTCTACCCATTTAGACACTGTTTCGTTTTCACCATTACGAGTGTCTAGATAAGATTCTAACCAGCTTTCTTCATCTACAATGTCTGCCCATTCTGTTTTAGCCGCACCTCCTACTCTACGTCTTATAACTTGGTTAAGATATCTTCTTTGATTTACAAAGTCAGGTCTTGATATACCTTCTTCATAACTCCAGTTTTCCCAAAGTGTTTCGCTTATTTGTTTATTGTTGCCTTTACCGTCTCCTTCATATAACTCTTGTATGTCTTCTTTTACCTTAGGCCATGTGTCTAATACCCACGCTTGGTATCTTTTTTTAGCAGCAGGCGTGTATTCTCCTTTAGAATCTTTTTCCAATCTCATGCCCACTTCCTCTAAACTTTCATATGCACCAAACAGGTCTTGCACTATTCCTCCTAACTCTATATTGTTATACAGTTGCTGGTCTGTGCTTGGCATAGCAACTTTACCTTTAAAGCCATTTCTAGTTCTTCTAAAGTTAAACCTACCTTCCTTACCCATAGTTTGAGCTTCGTAATCTTTTATAACATCATTAAGAGCATTTTCATTATCTATTAATGATTCGTTGCCAGATTCTTTTAAAATAGCATCTCTATCTTCTTTGCTTAACTTACGATTTTTTGCTTTGCTAAAAAAAGCTTTCATCCTGCCTAACACAGTTTTTTTCTTAGGTAATGCTATAAGTCCATTTAAGTCTTGATTGTCTTTAGACTTTGATATAAGGTCTGCTACAGCTTCTTCTACTACAATCCTTTGCTTAGCATCAGGCAATATTTTTATTTTTCTTTTTTTAAGTTTACTTGCTACATAGTCAACATATTCAACTTCTGCCTTATCAGGATTTTCTCTTTTCCATTGATTTTTTGTTATTATACCATCTAATGAAGAAACCATTTCACCGAACGTCCTACCATTACTTAGCACAAGTTCGTTCATGTACATTCTTTTAGCTTCTTGAAAAACAGGTTGGTCTATAATAATTTCTCTTAATTTTTTTACAGGAGCAGAGTCCCAATGTTCTAATAAATATACATGAGAAAGTTCGTGAAAGAAAGTTTCTTGTGTTGCTTTATTGGCATCTAAAAATACAGATAATCCTTGAGCTAAACCCCAATAAGTTTTACCATCTTGTGTTTTAGAAAAATGGTCATATACAACAAGACTTATACCTTTTTTTCTTAATCGCTCTCTATATACAGCTTCAACACCAAACTGTCTATTAGGTATTACAACACCATTAGACTCTGTTTTAAATTTAGGTTTAATATCTTTTTTATCAAACAAATTGTCTGTTGGTTTTTTTTCTGGGTCTTTCTTTTGAAATAATTTTTGTTGTCTAGGGTCTGTTTTCTTTTTTGCAGCTTTTCTTTTTTTTATGTTTTCTAAATTAGTTTTTCTACCCGCATCTTTTTTATCTAAAGATTCTAATGATAATTTTTCTGCGTTTAAATCAGATATTTGTTTTTCTATAGCCTCAAAAGCTTCTCTAGTTCCATCTACATCTGTGTCTATTTGTTCTCTTTCTTGTTGTAAATTTTTTATTTGACTATTTATTTCTTTAATTCTATTTTTTCTCTGTGCAGGTGTTTGTTTTTTAGTTTTAGTTTTTTCTTGTTTTGCTTGACTAGCTCTTTCTCTTGTTATAACCTCATCTGTCTTTGCTCTTTGTGCAGCATTTCTTTTGTTTTCATTTTTTGCATCTACTGCAGCAGCATCATCCATAGCCTCTTGTAAATTCTCTGCCTTTAATTGGTCTATTGAATTGTGATAATTCTCTATAGTTTGCATACTCATTTCTTGTGCAGTCTGCATTTCTTCTTCTACAAGTTTAATTTCTTGTTTTTTTCTAGCTTCACTTCTACTCGAATTTTGTATAGCTTCTATTTGTGCTTGATAGTTTTCATTATTTTCAGCTAATATTTTTTCTTCCATAGATATAGAATATGCTATTTTAGCAGCATTCATACGATATTGTCTATCTAGTTTAGCTGACCTAAACGGCTGAAAAGCTACATCCATCTCTTCTAATAGTTGCAATGAAGCTTCTACTTCTTGTTTAGAAAATTTACTTTTTTCTAATTTATCAACTATTTGTTTTTTATTAAAACTTGCTTCTCCACTAGCAACAGAAGATGCTATAATGTCCTCTACAACTTTATGTTTTTCATTAACTATAATTTCGTCAGCAGTAAATTTTCCACCAGCAGTTCCTCTGTTTTTTATATTTTCAGCAGATTGTTGAAAAACTAATCCACTACCACCCTTCATAAATCCAGATGTTTCTATTTTTTCATCAATTATATTACTGGCAATAGCTGCATCATTAACAGCGCTTTTTAAAGTTACACCAAATCCCCCTGTTAAAACACCCATACCAAATGAAACTAATCTAGTTTCTGCTATTTCAGGACTATTGTAATAGTCTGAATAACTCATAAATTCTTCGCCTTTCATATGTGCTAAACGAGTTTTTATTCGCCAGTCTTGATAAACTTCTTGAAATTCTTCTGCTTTACCAGATACATAAGTTAAACCACTACCCACAGTAAGGCTAGCCATAAAAGTTTTAAACGTAGTTCCTGTTCCTACTTCTAATTTAGCTGCCCTTCTTAATCCAGCTGGTATAGTTTTAATACCTTTGTCAAATATGCTCCACTTTAAAGCATCAACTGCCATATATTTAGCGTTGTCACCCATGACTTGTAATCCTACAACTGCAGCCTGGTCTTTTGTTAAACCCTCAGATAAAGCTTCTTTATAAGCTTCCCCTGCAAGTATTGTTCCTTCAGAAAGGTTAGCGCCTAAAGCACCACCAAAAACCTCTGCTGTTCCTAATCCAGAAAAACTATCTCCAAATCGTTTTGTTCCTATTTCTATAAATTTTTTGCCTAAATGAGATTTTTTCATACTACTAACTAACTTAGTAGCATTAGCAGCATGATATGCTTTTGCAGATAAAGCTTTACCAGCTAAACCTGTTCCAGCAAACATAACCATATTCGGTAATTGTTTAGCAACTTTTGTAAGCCAAAAGTCCATAACAAATAATTGAGAGTAATCTACTTTTATGTTTCCTTCGGCATCCCTTTTTATAAATTGTTCTCCATGTTCATCTTTATATTGTTCTTCTATTTTATCGTCAATAGTTTCTAAAGCTGAACCAGCTTTTCTTAAAGTATCTGTTAAAGATGACACAGGGTCTATGCCTGTAAAATATTCAAACACATTAAATACAGCTAAAGGATTTAAAGGATTCCAATTAACTAAAGGATTTTGAATTTCTTCTCCTCTTTGTGAAGGTGTTCCTTCTGGGTTTTTTGCATCATAGATACTTCTACCTTGTTCTTCTGTTCCTGTAACTAAATGACCTACACCATCAATCCAATCAATAGCGTTACCTGCAGCAGTAAAAATTTGTGAACCTACACCCGCAGCAACACTTCTCCAAAGCTTGCCTACCATAGAAAAATCTTGAAAACCACTCAAGTCTGAATCTCTCAATGCGGTTCTAACCCCTTCTCCACTATATTCACTAAATCCTAAAGCATTTGTTGTATAGTCGATTGTAGGATTAAAGCCTAATATTGGTTGGTCTGGAGCTTTTAATTCTGGCTTATCTAAAACGTTAGCATCTACAAAGCCATATTTGCCATCATCTCCTGGAGAAACCTCTTCATATACAGGCATAGGCGCTTGTGGAACGCTAGTTACATTTACATCAATAGGTGTAGTATCTTGTGCAGTAGTTCCTGCATCATACTTTTCTATTTCTTTTTGTACGTTTAAAAAATTTGGCTTACTCATTATTGCGCTTTGTTTTGCTGTTCTTCGTAATCTTTTAAAAACTTATATCCGTTTAATATCATTTGATATTGTCTCATTAAAGTTAAAGCTTCTCCCTGAGATAATTCTCCAGCTTCTTTAAAAGTGTTAATATACGATAAATAATCGGTATCATCTTGTGCTAAAAATTGCATTGCTTGTTTAGCTGTAGGGTCAGACGTTTTAGTTATTTGGTCAATAAAAAATTGTGGACTTTGTCCTTCAGTGTAGGATTCTGAATGATGCAACGCGTGTGCCATTAACATTGCATAAGCTTCATCATTATACTCTGTTATTCCAACTCTTTTTGCAGATTTTTCGACCGCATTGTGTAAAGAAGATATAGCTTTAACAGAATTTTCTGGTGTAAAATTAAACTTTTCTCCTTGTACAAATTCATATTGTGGCATCTCATTTAATTTTTCTGCTGTTTTTTTAGCTCTAAAATCCATTTCACCCGTTACTTCATTTATTATATTAGCAACCCTATTGTTACCACCGTTAGCACCAATGTCTAATTTTACATAAACATATTCATCTTTACCAAATGTGTCTTCATCTCTAAAGGCTACTACTATTACACCATCTTTTGCATTGTTTTTTAAACCTTCATCTGCTAAAACATCATCATATGATAATAGTTTGTATTTGTTATTATCTCTGTCTGTAGCAACTTCAAAAGCCAAACTAATTCCTTCTAATTTTAAATTACCTTCTGGACCTATGTTTAAATCTTCACCATTTGCTAAAGAGTTACCTTCATAGTCATATAAAGTTAAATTACCTTCTGCTATTAATCTATATAATTCATCAGAAGATATTTTATCTGCATCTTCTTTTGGTATACCTAAAATTTTAGACAATATATCTTTTTCTTGACCTCTTAAAATATTAGTGCTATATATATTATTGTCACCCCTTTTATCAAAACTACCAGCATCAAGTCTATTAGTCATATTATCTCTAGCTGTTTGATGCTGAGCAGTTGTCCAATAGTTTAAAAAATTTCCTTGATAACCTCTATCTAAAAGATTAAATATGTTAAGTATTTGGTCACTTGTTTTTTTACTATTTCCTAAATAATTAGACAATTCTTCTGCTTGACTAGTTGTGACAGGTTTTTTACTCATCTGCATGTTAATATGATTTATTAACTCTTCTTCTGTTACTTCACTAGGTGCTAAATCTTGACCTGTATCTATATTGTAATTATGTAAAGCTCTAAAAAAATTATCCATTTCTCCTGCTTCTTTTTGAGCATCTGTAAGTTCTGCGTTTAAATATGCATGACCAATACTAAGTCCTTGACTTGTATATTCGCCTATATTTTCTGGTTCTACATATGGTAAATAGTTTCCTCTAAATGTAAATTTATCTACAGAACCATTTGACCAAGCATTCCAATTTGCTACATCTGCATTAGATAAAAGGTGTGGGCTTTCATCTTTAGCTTTTAAAAAGTTTTTTATCTCAGGTACATTTGCTCTCACAATTTTTGCACGTTCACTATTTAAAATAGTGTCTCTATATTCTTTTAAATGAGCCATACCACCTCCCCTCATAAAAGCTCCTACATCATCTCCATATGCCTCTAAACGCGCCTTTAATGCTTGTGTAGCTTCTTTTTCTGTATCTTGTATAGCCTTTAAATCTCCAGGTCTATAAAACTTAGTTAAAGCTTCTGCTGTTTGGTCCGTTAATTTTATTTGTTGTTCAGCTAAAAGTTCATTTTCTTTTTCCTTAAGTATTCTTTTTTGTTCTATTTGCGCTTCTCTTAAAGCCTGCATATTATCTCTATTAGCACGGTCTCTACCTGCTCTTGCTGCTGACGCCCAATTAGAACCTATATTTAAATAATTCATTTGTTTAAGTTGTTTAACATATTAAGAATATTAGTAGTGTCAGATTTCAACTGCTGATTATCTAGAAGAGTTTGTGTCATGTTATTCATAGCTCCTGTAACAGGATTTGCATTTTTATTTATAGCATAATTAACACTTTCTATACCAGCAGCAATCAAGCCATTACCTAATCCTGCGTTTATATCTGCTTTTCTTTTAAGTTCTGCATACTGCATTTTTTTATCAACTGAATCCACATGCCTATCATGTTCTTGTTGATACTTTAAAGCTGTGCCATATTGTTGTAAGTTTTTTCTATGTGTAGCAGCATCTAAAGCTGTAAGTTTTAATAGCCCTTCAACTCTGTTTGCATTTAAAACACCTACATTAGCTAAAAAAGCAGCTCTACTTCCTCCCGCTCCTCTCATAACATTTTTAACGCCAAGGTTAAAAGATTTTGAAAGTTCACTTTTAGCTACAGTTTTTTCTTGTGCACTTAAACCAGATTGTGACATTTCTTTCATTTTGCTCATATAGTCTTTCCACGCTGCATCTAATTGATGACCTTCTTGTATAGGTAAATCCTTTAAAGCCTCTTTCATATGTTTTCTACCCATTGCACCAGCTAACAAACCTAATCCAGCATTAGCCATATTTCTCCAAGGAAAAGCTTTTTTTTCTTTTTCTTCTTCTTTTACTTTTGGTTTTGGTTTAAATATTTCAATCTCTTCTTCTTCTTCTTCAATTTCTTCTGGTTCATAATCTAATACATCATCTGACACTACAATAGGTTCATCTTCTACTGGCGCTTCTTCTTCTGTCTCTTGATATTCAGGCCCCATTTGAATACTTTGTATTTCTTCAAAAGTAATAGGCTGTAAACCACTCTTATCTATACCTGGAACTACAACAGTTAAATTACCAGCACTGTCTGTCATAACTTCTTTACCCTCATAAATTGCAAATGGATTATCAGGGTCCATTGCGTCAATAGCATTCTTTACATCTTCGTCATACACCTGTTCATTTCCTTCCTGTACATTTCTTACAAACTCTGGACTTAATTGAGAGGAACCAATTTTATTTAAACCTCTATTTATAGAATCTTCTAAATTATTTGCTTCAGCATCTCTTTTTATTAATTCGTCCTTTTTTTCTTCTTCACGTCCTTTTTCTATTATTGATTTTTCCTCTATGGAAAGGTTTACATTAAACTTGTCTGGACCAGGAGGCACAACAGTCTTGATTTTTTCAGAATCTTCTATTGCTTCTCTATCTACGTATTTGTAATCACCTGGTTTTCCACTTATATTATCTTGAAAATTAAAATCTGGATTTAATAAACTTGATTCACCTTTGTCTGCCCAGGTATCACTAAGGTCGTCTAATCTTTTCATCCAACCTTTCATATGATTTTTTGCAGTTTTAGACGTGTTATATCTGTCTACCCTTACGTCTAAAAAAGCTTTTCTAAACTCTGCTTGATTTACACTATTAATATCTTTTACTATATCTCCAGTGTTAGTTCCACCCGCTTTTTTGATAGCTTCATATATATTATTTGCATTTGTGTTATTAAAAGCAAAGTTTTGATTTATCATTGCATCTAAAACAAATGCAGCTGTAGCAGGATTGTCTATACCTTTTAAACTTAAATTACGACCTTTAGGGTTTTCATAAAAAACTTCTTCAAATAAATTTTTAGCATCAGTAGAATTTTTTACAGAATTATTAAACTCATCAATTAAAGCAATTTTTTCTGACTCTTTAGGTACTCCTGTTTTATTTTTAATATTTTTATACCACCAATCAAAAGTTACACCATATTTTGTGGGAACAAAAGTGCCTTTTTTATTACCACCTATATAATTGCCTATGTCATTTTTATCATTAGAAATACCGCCTTCTATATCAGCTATTGTTCCATATATCTCTTCTGTTAATGCCGCCATATTATTTATATTTTATTCTAGTTCCATACTTAGCTGTTCCTGCATCTTTCCAAGAATCCATTTCTGAAAACACAAGTTTACCAGCTTTTTCATAATTTTTTGTTGCTTTGTATTTGTCAAGTTTTGTCATAGCTCCTTTATCAAATACACCCTCACCTCCTGTTAGTTCCATTCCTGTATCATTTCCTTTTTTGTCAACTACAGTAAGAGGATTTGTTTTGTGAGAAAACTTGCCAGGAGTCATTCCTCCTTTAACGTATTTTAAATAACCACCAGTGTAATAATCCATAGGGTCAAAACTTAACCTTGCTCCCTTTTCAGCTTTACTAAACATAAAAGGAAATGATGTATCACCTGCAGGTAATGGAGTGTCAATTTGTTTGTTTTTAGTTTCTTGCACAAGCTCTTGAACTTTATCTTGAACATCATATTTGTCTCCTTTGCCAGTAGCTTTAGTTGCTTTTAAAACATTTTTAACTACACCTTCATTAACTTTTTTAAGTTTTTTTGCATTTTTTACAAGATTTGCTACTTGCTTACCACCCTTTAATCCTGTTTTAATAACAGAACCGCCAAAAGGAATAAAGCCTAATGCAGCCATTCCTCCTGCTTTTGCAGCGTCCCAATAGTTTCCTTCTTTAGCATATTTAATAGCATCTTTTGCATCTAGAGCTCCAGCAGCAAAGCCAGCTAAAGGATTTACCATTCCCGCTGCATCTAAAGCAAGTCGTGCTTTTTCTCCTTTAGTCATACCCCCTTCTTTAAATCTTAAATTTTCTAATATTCCTCCTTTATAATATTTCATAGTTCTTAAGTCTAATGGTCTTGTTCCTTCATTTACACCGCCTTCTTCGTAATTTAATCTAGCTCCATGTTTAGCTATTTTGTATTTTTCTAACATTGACTGCATGCCTGCTTGTGCTTCAGATGATTTAGATTGTTGTTCTGCTTGCATGCCTGCAGCCACCCTTTTTTGTGCAGCAGCACCTTCTCTTGTAAAGTAATCCTCTTTAGCTTGCTTTTCTGCAGCCGTTTGTTCTTCTCTTGCTTTTTTTCTTCCAACAATAGATTTACCTATATCAACTAATTCTCCTACAGTTTGTTTTACACCACCCACTACATCACCAGTAAATATTCTACCTACACCCATTCCAACACCAGCAACATCAGCTCCTATTTCTCCTACACTATATGTAGTAGCGTCATTATCATCTGCTAAAGAATCTAAACCACTACCAACCAAATCTAAAGGATTCCCTATACCACCACCACCTGACACTTTTCCCATTAAACTTCCTACATCTAATCCTCCACCTTGAGTGGTACCTTGCATTACTGTGCTTAACAAATCTGCCCCTGGACCTTCACCTTTGGTCATACCACTAAATAACTCCCCTATGTTTTGTCCTCCAGTTAATTCTTGAAAACCACCTCTAGCTAATTCACCGCCAAATTTACTTCCTATGTTTTGTAAAAATTGTCCAGCTCCAGTTCTTTGCTGAGGCTGCATCATTTGTTGCACAGATGGTGACATAGGCGGTAACTCTGTTGATTGCGACAAATCAAATCCTTGAAACTGCACAGGGTCTAGTGTTACACCGCCTAATTCGTATTTTTTTCTAATATATTTTTGTATATTACTCATGTTATCTTCTTGAATATCTATAATAAGGAATTAATGATAATATACTAAATCCTTCGTTTTTCATAATTTTATCTCCACCATCTACTCCAAAAAATCTATCCCCCTTGTCCCAACCTATTGAGGCTGCTACTATAGCATAAGTTCCTCTTATAGCTGGTTCAGCAGTATTTATTTGTGCACCTGCTCCAGTTGTTCTAAGAGGCACATGGTGTGTGCCATCTTTTACACTATACCACATTTTTCGCCCTGGGTCTTCAGCAAAACCAAATTCAGAATTAGAATAAATTTGTTCTAAACTAAATTCACTTGCATCATATTCAGAATAAGCCGCTCTATTAGCACTTCCTAAAAATGTAAATTTACGAAAATATAAATGATTAGAACCCACTTCTGTATTAGCATCTATATGTATATCTATATTGTCAAATATTTTTGGCTGCATAGATTCATCATTTAAAACAAAATGTATCTGTATTGGCTCTTTAGTGTATAAGTCACTTCTTGTGCCCCATTTCTGAAGGTTTGCTTCTAATTGTGGATAGCTTTCTGTAGACACATAATTTGTATAACTATCTTGGTCATAACTATAATCCTCATCATTTCCATGCCCTAATATATAATAATCTATTTCTCCAAAAGTTAAATATCTATAAGAACCGTCATCCACTGTTCCATTTACAAAACCATTAGATAAAAACAATTTTGTATTAGAATCTGTTTCCATTGACGAATTAAAAGTATCGTAAGTGCAATATAATCTGTTTTTAAAATTAATATAGTTAGATGGTCTTTTTGAAATAAATGAACTAAATACTCCTAAATTTTCATTATATACTAATGTGTATGGATTATCACAAGATATTGACAATAAAACCTCTCCATATTCTGGGTCATAACCTATGTTAATCCCTCCATAATTTGGGTTAAAAGAATTATAATCAGTTAATGTGTAAGTGTAAGGTAATTCAGCATCATTTGATGGTTCTAAATTAAAATTTGGAGAATTCAATGGTCTATCATTTATAGTTTCATTTGCATATAGTTGAAAAAATGTTTGCATAGAATGGGAATCCCCTAAAGAAGTTATACCATATCCACCACCTTTACCTGCTCCTAATTGTAAAAATTTAGATGCATTATCATCATAATAATATGCCGCTTTATCAGTAACGGCTAAACCATGAAAATGTTGTGTTCCCAAAGATTCACTTAAATAATCATATCTTTCTATTACATTGTCAGTTCCTGTTACAGCTTGAATAGCTCCACCTTCTCCTGAAGGTATCATAACTCTTGGATTGACAGATAGTTGACAAGTTCCTGAGTCTTGCAAAGCAAACAATTTATTTTGCAATTTAAACATTTGTCTAATAGGACCTTTGGTGTAGTCTAAATCTTTTAATTGATTTACAGGAAATACAGAATAGTTATCTAATACATCTCCTGTGTTTTTAGGGTCAGAAAATGCAACAGTTGATGGCCAATGGTCTATTTCTACAAATCCAAAAGGTTTTGGACTAAATACTTGGATTTTATTTTCTGCATCATATGATGTATTATATGCATAAGCGCCAGTATCATCTGGTATTTGTTTTGCTATATTTTGTGTGTCACTACCAAAGAAATAACCATGTCTTAAATCTAAATTAGTTTCTGTTTCTACGGGACAAGTATAAGCTGTTAATACACCTCTATCAGAGTATTCTGAATCTGTATCTGGATTGTGAACTTTTTTTAAACTAAAATTAGCAATAAAAGTATCACCACCAAATACTGGCAATCCGTTATTTCCTGAACCATCAAACGCTTCTACTTGATTTACTTGTCTAAAACTTCCTGTAGAAACAAATGTATTTTTTGCAAAAGCTAAGTTAGTGTTACCCCCATATAATGTTCCAGCGTTGTGGTTTTTTACTATAGAGGCCATAGTAACCTCTGGAGAATCTACACTCCATATATTACCACGACCCGTTTTTCCAAATTGAGTAGCACCTGAAGCTCCAGAACCAGCTAATCCTGTTGGTCCCATTTCAGAAAACTGTTCATGGTCAGCCCCACATGCCCATCTATAACCTGAGTAACCACCCGTAAAGTCTTGCCAATCACCAATACTCATTTCGTCATTATTTTTAAATCCTAATATATTAGGACCACCAAACTGATAATAAACTCTTTCTCTCCAGTTATTAGCTTGTAAACAATGTCTTGTTATAGGTAGCATAGCATGATGCGGTAAAGACATAACTATTGTTTTGTGACCTAAAGAAAAATCTGCTCTACTTTCTGAGTATGTAGTAGTTTCTTCACTTATATTATCACTTGTGCCACCTGTATTGCCACCCAGAGAGTGGTTTCTCATATTTTTAGATGTAGAATTTAAAGAAAATATTACATTTTGTCTATGGGGGTCGTGCCACATAGTGGCATTTCTATAAGGCCTATCAGAGCCTAAAGTTGTTTCAGAAATTTCTTGCCCTGGATTTACTATTTGTGCGTGAAAAATTCTTGACTCTTTCCAATACGGGTTTAAGTCTCCTGATGGAACTGAAGAACCCCACCATGTATCTAACCTTTCTCCTGGAGCATTTGTACTTCCGTCTAACCCTGCATTAGCAAAAATATCAGGCATAACATTAGTGGCTCTTGCTCCACTTTCATAACCTTCGTCGTCGCCATAAAAGTCCCACTGTCTTTGTCCTCCTGCATACCATAGATAATGCTCATCTCCACTTAAAGACAAGCTTGAGTTTATATTAGTGTTAGAGTTGGTAGTATCAATTTCATTAGAATAAGGATTAATATCAGTAGCTTTCCAAGCTGCTAAAGCTGTAAAATTAGGAAACATCCATCTTTCAGCTATATCAAACTTCCAATCTCTAGTATTCATTCCAAAACCTAAACCTCCAGAATCTCCTGCGCCACCACCTCCTGTGGTGTTAAAGTTTCTACCTTCACCAACTTGACCATAATCATATTTATTCCAATCGGGTCTAGCCATACCATACATAGGGTAAGCCCCTATTCTTTTAGAATAATATTTAGTATATATACCTAAATGAACATCTCCTTCTAAATCATTGTGTATACTTGGTTCATCATCTGTATCAACCCAACCATCAGTTAAACTTTCATTTAAAGCATCCTCTAAATTCTCATCGCTATATCCACCATTAGGTTGATAACCTGTAAATCTTCTCCATAAAACATCAAAAGTATTAAAATCACACTCCCAATCTGTAGACCACTTATTAACTGGAGAAAGCTTATGTTTCCAACCTCCAAAATTTTGAACAGTTAATTCTTCTTCTGCTGTTGTAGTTTCTTCTTGAAAATAATATATATCTTCTCCTTTTAATAATTCAGGGTCTATTTGACAAGCAAACAAACTTACAAATTGTGGGCCCATATACATGTCTGGTCTACTAGAACCAGCTAAACCACCATAATACCCATCAGACAAATACATATTAAAAAAGTGTGGCCATCTGTTATCTGTATATCCTCCATTTTTAAGTGATTGTTTTATACAATATCTTTGCTCTGTTATTTTTATTCTATCTCCACTGCTAAAATTTAAATTAAAATCACTATTAATAATAGCGTCAGGAGAATCCATAGTAAATATATTGGAGTGAGACCAGTGTTTGTTACCCCCTATTAAAGGTGTGTCATCGCCAAATAAAGTTGTAAAAGCCCCAGGTGTATATACTTGTGTACTAGAAGTAGCAGTAAAATTTACAGCAGCGTGCCCATATATATGTGAACAATAATCTTGTATTGTAGGTGTAAATATACTATTATGATAATTACCAAATCTACCAGCCATACCAGCTCTGTTTGCTCCTTTCCATTCTAAGTCACCAACCTGTGACTCGTCTTGAGAATTATCATTCCAAACACTATTTGGGTCATTATCACAATATTTAACTGCTCTTTGTAAAACACCTGAAGTAGATATTGTTCTGTTTTCTGGAGTTCTTTCTACTCTTACTATAGAATAACCACTAATTTTTTTGCAAGTTTCAGAAGAAAGCTTTACTTCAAAATAAGGATATAAAACACATGCCTTTTGACCTTCTCCTTTATCATGTTGAGAATATGGTTTTATGTAATTTTCTTCATCCCAAGTTGGACTAGGCCAATCAACAAAACCTCCATCTAAATTACTTCTACTGGTTTGATAATAATATGGCCATTTCATGTCAAAACCATTTACACTACTTCCAGAAAATGATGGGACTATGTATTCGGTACTATGCTCTGGCATTCGCACATCTCCTATTCTTTTTACAAACATAGGAGAACCTTTTTTATCATAAAACAACAAACCAAATCTATATATTTCTCCTCTTCTGTATCCTACATAATTAGAATTATACATTGGATTAGCGTAATTAGCATAATAACCTCCTGTTTCTTGATTTTTTTCAACACGATAAAAGGGTGGTCTTGCAGCTATTTCACTACCTGTAGATATTAATTTATCTTGACTATCTAACTCTACGGGTAAAACGTCATCAGGTTCAGAGCCTAAAATTCTAAAAGTTACTCTAACACCTTCAAACTCTCCATTCTCTAAAGGCGTTCTAAAATGTTTACTTTCTGCGCCAAATATACCTCTTCTAACAGAATAGGGTTGCGGAGCAGTGTTTTCTGCAGTCCAATATTCTGGAGCAGATAAAGATGATTGGTATAATCCATTTTGCTCTCCTTCTGTTTCTGTTGGTCCCTGTATATATCTGTATGGGTCATAACCATTAGGTTTAGTGTATTTACCATAATCTTCTGTTTGTGGGCTATGATAATCAGCATCTTCACCATTAGCATTATAACTTATACCAGCTATAGAATACAATAGGTCACTGTATAAATCTGGATTTCCAGATTCATAAGAGTGGTGTTGATTCCAGCTATTATAAGAAACTACAGTAAAATCTGTAGGAACTGATTCTGCTACACCTTTTAAATTACCAACAAACAATCTATTATCTTTAATTTCTAAAGCCTTACATGTATCCCAACTAACATAATCAGCACCAAATTCTAATGCTATTATTTCTTCTCTCACTATTTCTGTTCCTGTGTGTGTCCAGCTTAATGTAGTTTGACCCACTGGGACTGGTATAGTAGCAAAAACTTGTGCAACACCAGGTGCGCCTCCAATATACGGAATATGTATCATCTCTACATATGGATACCTTGTATCTAAATTTTCTATAACACCAGTTATACTTTTAGATGTATTAACGCCTGGATTACCACCTTTAGTAAAAGATGCAGGTTGTGCAGAGCCAGAAACAGGTAATGACGCTGGATTAGAAACAGGCGAAATTCTTGACAATCTACCATCTAATGTTTTATATCTAAAAGCATACGAATGACCTATGCTTTCTAAATTTCCACCATCTACAAATCCCGTTACTTTTGGTATACTAACTTTAGTTTCTACAAATAAATCAAAATAACCTGGGTCATTAGTATATTGTGAATATATAGATGGGTTAGCGCCAACATTCATTGTTCTTAAAGGAATATCTCCATCAGTAAAATATATTCTTCTTACATGTTCATTTTCTTCAGCGCCTACAACTTTAAGTTTTTTCTTGTTTTCAAATCCAAGGTTTCCTACAAAAAATAATTGATACAAACCTTGTTGTCCAGCACTAGTTAATGTGCCGTCTTTTTGTTGTGAAGTTTTTATAACAAAATCAGTTTTATAACCAGTTATATTTTCTTGCTCTGGCCAAGTTCCTAATATTACTAAATAATCAGAAAAAGCATATGAACCTAAAATTTGCATTCCCTTAGAAATCACCACGTCACTTAAGTCACTAGCATCAGTAGTTGTATCTTGTTGTAATAGTTGAAAATTTTCTATTGCAAAAGTATCATTAACACCATCAACAGAATTAACATATGAATTAATTCTTTCTGAAAAATATGTTCCTACTTCTTCGGTCATAAATTCCCACAAAATTCCTTCATCAGCATAATAGTCAGAATCTACTGTGTCATATGCAAGCCATTCATTTCTCCAAGTATTTTCTATTGCAAAATTATCTATAGCAGTGCTTATAGCAATATCACCATTTACTACTATATTTACACTTGTTACAGTTATTTCTGTTGTAGTACTAAAAGCCCACAAATTGTTTCCCCCAGAAGATGTGTTTACAGTTGCGCTAATATCATTGTCAGACAATGTTATTTGATTTGCTATAATGCTTTCAAAGTATAAAGGATTTTGTGTAGCATCTGTAATTTCTGCAAATGGCGGCACTTCTACATCTATAACTTCTGTATTTTCATCACTTAATGTTAAAGTTACAGTAAATGTCAAGCCAACACCATCTGCGTTGCTATCTTCCACACCTGATGCAACAGTGGTTAATGGAAGGGTTGTGTTATTTTCTAAAAATAAATTATAAAAATTAATATAATAACCACCCTCTGTAAAAGCAGGTAAAAGTTGCAAATTGCTAAGTTGTGTGTCTTGAGATACATCTTCATAATACAAACCTGAAGATACATAATCTCCTATCATTACATAAGCAGAAGAAGGAGAGCCTGTTAAATTATAATTATCAGACAAAGTTCCACTAGTAAAAAATTCTTCTAAATCTAAACCAAAACTTGCATTAGTTATATAATCAAAAAATGCTTGCCATGTTAATTGAGACCAATTTGTATATATTTCATCGCTAACTGCTTGCCAATTTACTATATCACTAATTGTATTGGTTTCAAATGTAGTTATTTGTCCGCTTCCTAAAGACAGAGCTAATTTGTCACTGTCGTATGGTTGTACAGATATATTTTTTCCAACATAAGAATTTAGTCTTATATTTTTTGCATATCTATAAGACTCTTTAGGTTGTAACAATGGGTCCATATCCATCATCATACCCTTTCCAAATGTATTTGGTTTTCCTGGTTTTCTCATTATACGTTAAGTAATCCATTTAAACTTTTAACAGGAACCAATGTGTTCCATATAGAAGCCGCTTTTTTCATTTCTATAGGGCTAGGCATATTGTCATTACCTCGTGCTTGCGCACATAATCTTTGCCAATTAGTTTGTAAATCTACATATATATTTCTAGCTAATTTTCCATTATAATAATCTCTTGCTTTATATTTAAACATAAGATAAGCAGAAACTGCGTCTTCATGTCCGTCTGCTATAGTTGGAAACCCCTCATCATCTGTGTCTATAGCATAATAAGCTATATCTAAAGAAGAGCAATCATTATTTGATAAATTTATAGTATCCTCTGTTAAGTAAAAAGAATTTGATTTACTTGTGTTTTCTGGAAAAGTAGCAGAACTTTGTGAAAAATAAGTAGAGTTAGAAGCATCTCCTGCTTTTTTTACATCTATTAAACTTAAAAAATCATTAGGCATAGACGCTTGTTTGTTTACTACATTAATAGTTGCAGTTTTTTTTACAAATGTTTTATAAGAGCCTATCTTTCTTTCTGCATCAAATGCCCATTCTACAAAATGGTAAAAGTTTCTAGAAGCATCTGTTATGTCTAAATTTCTTATAACATTACTTACTACTCTTTTTATGCTTACTCTTTTTCCAACTTGTCCATTCATATTAATATTCTTTTATTTCCTTTATAATACTTTTAAACTTATACAAAGGTAGCACTTTACATTTTTTAAATTTTTTTGGCCTTAACCAAACTAATTTATTATAATAATTTTCCAATATAGGAACTTTATATTTTACTACTTCTCCACGCCTTTCACTTTCAGCTATATCTACCCTTATGTGAAAAGGTCTTTTATTTTTACATTTTTTTATATAAACAGTACCAAACCTAGAAGGTAGCTTAACTTTGTTTCTATTTACAGCAACATCTTCAATAATAATATCAAAATATGTTTTTATTATATTTCTATATTCAGTATAACTTAACTGTTTATCCCTTTTACTTCCCCTTACTTTTATATTTTTTTTTATATTATTAAACACATCTTTTAAAAAAACGTATTTATCTTTATAGTCTCTTATATTCATAACTATCTTGTTCTAGCGCTTCTTGACCTAGCATTAGCATTAAGTGGTGCAGACACAGGTCCCGTAGATGCTGCCGCCCCCTTGTTGTCAACAGAATCATTTATATTGTCAGTAGGAACTGATAAATAAACACCAAATTCTTTAGCTAAAACTGTTTCTATTAAAGAACTAACTAATTCCATGGGTATAGGATACCTGCCTCCTGAACTAGCGCCAGCTGATACTGGATTTGCAAAACATGCCGTAATAATTGCATTATATGTTTCATCTGCAAAAAGCTGTCCATCATTTTCGTAAAACCTTAATATTCCCCCTGGTGTTATTGTACAAAAAAATTGACTTTTATTAGGGGCAAATCTAGAAGATTCAAAAAAAGTTTTATCTGGCTCACTCATTATACCTACATGATATTTGCGAATAGGATTACTTGATTTTTGTATATATATTTGTTTTATAGCCCTATTGTTAGCCCAACCAATAAGCTCAGGTATTGTTTGTGTAGAACTAGATAATGTTTTTGATTGTTCTTGAAAAATAACATCCGAAGTATATCTGCCGCTGTCAGTATATTTAGTTAAAAGATTAGCTCTATGATAATGTACCATATGTTTTATTTGCCTAATAGACAAATTAGAATCTTCACCTGATATTCCCCCCTCTACTAAGTTTTTAATATTATATGCTATTTGGTCTAATGTTATCATATTTATAATTTTAAAAAGATAAGGGGCAGGGCTAACCTAACCCCTCATCACAAAGCAGGGAGCAAAATTATTTTCCCTCTAATTGTTTTATTTCATTATCAGCAGCAGGCATTCTTTCATCAGCAACTGTACCCATTATTTTTCTAGCAGCAATTTGACAAACCTCTTCTCTTCCATGAATAGGTAACCATTCTATGTGGTCTACACTATTGTTATTGGAAACATACGTTATAACAATATAACTATTAAGAGGAGCTGGTCTTACAATATAATTATTGTGAACCCTAACAGCATGATATTCCATTGCTACTGTGCTAGCTTGACGAAACGGGTCTGACTTAACAGACAAAGCGTCATCTAATTGCATTATTTTTACAACACTTGCTAATTGAGAATTTCCATATATTTTTATTTCTACTAAATAACCAAAATTAATAGAATCTGTGTTTACATCATTATCATCTTCATTATCCTTAATAGAACACACAACACCCATTTCTTCACTTGCATATTCTCCACCTGGTGTTATTAGCGGCATTAATCCAGTTGGAATTAAAACTCCGTTATCATCAAAATTTTTATATTGCCTTCTTATAACATCCTCTCCTGGTTCTTCATCTTCATTTGTTAAAGCTGCAGAAAAAACTATACTTTTAACAAAAGAACCAAAATCATCTCTAATTTTTTGATTAGCGCCAAACATACCAACTCTTTCACGAAGATATTCGTTTATAGACATTTCTATAAAACCGTTTATTTCAGTATCTGTAAGCCAAGGAGAGTTAGCCCTATCTAAGATAAGTCTAACCCTTTCCCTAGCGCTTGCCGCATCTATTATCATGTGCTACTATTTTTTTGTTTTTTTCTTAGTAGCTTCCTGCTTTTGTTCAACCAAATCCATTTCTACTTTACCTCCACCATTTAACTGGTTTTTAAGTAATGCAAAAATATCTTTATTGTCTTTACACCATTTTATTACTTGGTCTTCTGATATTCCTATAGTTTGTGTACCATATTTAAAAACATCTTTTTCCCATTTAATAATTTGTGCTTGCTGTGCTTCTAAAACAAATACTCTATAGTGCTTATCTTCATCAAACCACATTCTCATAAAATAGTCTGGATTTTCTGCAGCTATTTTTAGAACGTGAGCCTTTAAGATATCATCTCTAGAATCTAAGTTTAATCCTAACAATCGTGCTAATTCTCTTACTTCAGCCATATTTAATTTAGCAGCTTCCATAACAGCATTAGCTGATGTCATTATTGCACTAGCTTCTTGCTCTTGTCTTTCTATAGAGTCTTCTCTTAACCAAGAACCATTTTCTACTAGTGGGTGTCCTTTTAAAAACTCATCAGCTAGTTTGTGATGTTCTTGCATAATATCTAATCTAATCACAGGATTAGTATTAGGAAATCCTCTATGTGCAACACCATTTACATCTGTGTAAGTGTGTTGCTTTCCAGTTTTGTCTTTATAGTTTCCAAAAAAGACATAACTCATTCTTTGTGGGTTTTTACTTCTGTAATAAACCAAATGTTTGTTTTTGCTCATAATTATTTATTTAATTTTTTGTCCATGTTTGCTAGTCCACTTCAAACCTGGCCCGCTTTGTTTAATTAATAGATTACACCCGCTCTTTCGAGTAGACTCCGAGTGTTCTTCCACTTTCCCAGTATTTGGGTTATATTTTAATATTGTCCTTGCCATAATAATAATACCTACCCCCTCCGAAGAGGGGATAAGTATATAAATTAGTCCTTAACTAAACATATGAGTACCTGTACCATCTCCGAAAAGATTTCCAGATATACTCCATTTAGAATCAGAAACACATACAAATTTTAAATGTCCTCCTAGGAATCTTCCATCCGTGTCGGCATCTAATGTTAGTATGTAATCTGCAGCAGCTGGTATATCAAAACATGTTGTATCAATATCTTCATTTAATGCAACTACAGAGCCTTTTTCATCTTTGTCAATTTTAGTTATCATACCTGTGTAAGTATCTGCACTTGAATCTGCAGTTATTGTACACGTACCTGTAAAAGTAGCAGCAATATAAAACTCATATACTAAACCTACTTCTGCAGCTGGTAAAGTAACAGCGATTCCTGCAGCTCTATTTAATGTAAAAATTGAACCTGATTGGTGGTCTTCTACATTATATGTTGCGTCAGAAACCTCAACAATAGACTGAAACTGTCCGTTTAAGGATTTTAAGACTTGGTCCCCATCTTGAGACCGTCTTACGCTAAATACATCTTTCATTTTTTATAATTTTTAAAGTTAACACTTAGTTTCCTATTTTTAAATGATTAGAGGGGGGTTAACTTTCCCCCTCGTCACATTGATTTACTAGTGAGCTATAGTACCCACAGTTAATATGTTTGCAAAACCTTCGCCTGTAACATCGTCTTTTAAAGTTATTACCTTAACGTTACTACCAGCTATTGCATTAGTAACTTCAAGAAGTAAAGACTTTTCTTGCGCGTCTGTAGCAGAAGCAACACAATCAAGAGCAATTGAGCCAGCTCCACCATCAGATTTTTCAAACTCAATTAATAATGTGTCATCTGCACTTATAGAAATGTCAATTATTTTTTCAATATTTAAACAAATTGCGTCATTGGCTGCGGTTCTTGCATATATAAATCTAGCCATTTTATTTTATTTTTAAAAGTTAAATGGGGCAGTTGCCCACCCCATTATAAATCAATTTACGAATTAGATAATATACCACAAGATAATGGGTTTCTAAGAATAATACCAGATTCAGAAAGAATTTGACATTCAAAGAAGTCATCACCGTTAGCAGCCATCATCGAGTTATAGTCATAAGGGTTAACCATTCCAGGTACATATTTTTTAACAAAACTTCTGTTAAAACCTTCAGCACCTTTAGCAATTAACTCTACATTACTAACACCATTTTGAATTCCCATATCAATAAATACCATTTTACCTGATTCATTTGAAGTATCAAATGTAGATGAAATAGAATTATGTAAGTTCGGGTCATCAAATACTGGGCAGTAAGATAGAATCATCTTATTACCTAAAACATTGTACTCTTGGAAGTTAGCACCTAATGCTACATCACCTCCTCCTTTACCAGCGAATACTGGAGTACCAGAACCTAGAGTAACTAATAAGTCTTTCATAGCTCTGTGGAAGTCAATTCTTCCTTGTGTACCAGTAAATACTGTAAATACATTTCCTTCTGCATTTAATGCATTTTTAGAAAGTGTACCAATAAAGTTTACAATATCTTCTTCAGTTAACGCACCAGCTGTATATGTAGCTTGATTAGCTCCATCAATTTGTGCTAATAAACCATCACCCATCATAGGTAATCCTGCTATATGGTCTCCTCTATCACCTGGATAATCATCTGCACTAGTAACAAGTCCACTTGTTTCTGCATATGATTTTTTACCATACCATCTTTGTAGTTCTAGCTCATACATAAACTGGTCAGTCATTTGTTGTTCTTTTGTGAAATACCATAATCTGTGTCCATTAGACTCAATCCAAGTAACATCAGTTAAGTCAGTTCCCATAATTTTTGTTTTTTTACGAGATAGAGTTAACCAGTTCTTGTAAGTATCTGGGTAAGCGTAGTTTTGTCCTACCTCAGACCCTAATGAACCTTGATTAAATGCATTACCAATACAACCTATAACATCACCATCAGCTGTAGTTTCGTTAATTGCGTCTATAGCTCGGAATGTTACTACATTAGAAGCAGAACCTGGAGTACCAGCATCTGTTACGATTGCTGTGTTACCAGAAGGCATTCTAACTACATCGTTTACATTTAAATTATTACCATAAGTACCATTAGCAGTATCATGTGTAAAAGTTAATGTAAATGTACTACCTGCAGATATAGCGCCTGTAGCTCCTCCTGTAGATGTGTGAATTGTACATGGTTTTCTGTATCGACCCATCATCTTCCATTCGAAAGCGTAATCGCCGATAACTTTTTCTGCAGCATTTCTACCTGCAGCTTCTAACAAATATGTTAGAGAGAAACGTGGATATTGAGAGATAATTTTCTTACCTATCTCTGGGTATTTTAGTAAGTTGGTTACCAACGCGTTCTCATCCGTTGT